CTACTGAAGTCTTGGGTATTTGTTGAGCATTGGGCTCTGCTGAAGATAATCTTCCACTTGTAGTCCCATGAATAAGAAATCTTCCATGTAATCTATCATCATCTTGAACTTTTTCATTCCAACCCTTTATATAGGTTTTATACATCTTCTCTAAACCCCGTAATTCAAGAAGCCTATCAAGGAAAATTGCCTTAGGTGAATCTGGTTTTTTAACGGTTAACCTTAGATTAGTAAGAGTCTCTTCATCTGTACTTGGTTTACCGGATTCATTATTCTTAATTACCTCAAAATGAAAACCTTCTTCCGAATACATCAATGCAGGTAAATCAACTGAACTACCCAAATTGATAGGTCTTATCAATTCTTGTTCCTTTTTAGTTGTGAATATACCAGCCTTGATATTTGAGATTTTCTGTTCCCTTGATACAATCTTTCGTTTATCTTTTGGATCATTATAATCTAGCTCCTCAAGTTCAGCTTCGATAGATTGAATATATTTATCAATCTTTTCTTGATTATACTTCTTTTCGAATTTCTTTACTCTTGGCAAATCATATATAGCTTGTCTAGCCGCATCTATTTTTGGTTTATATGTTTCCAGTAGTTGATTATTGAACTCTCTATCTAGATACAAACCATTCTTCTCTACTGAAGTGAGTACCCTTGATGCAGACATAATTAAATTCCTGAAGGTACTGTACAAACCAAGGTCAATCAGCTTCTTTTCAAAGAATATCATTAACCTAAGAGTATAATCCGTATCTTGACATCCATAATGGCAAAGTGGGTCTAACTCTTTTTTATCCCAAGGTATTTTATCGAAAGCATCTTGCTTCTCATAATTACCATACTCTGGTAAATACCTTCTTACCATTGATTTTAAATCATTAGGTTTTTCCTCGTTTAGTAGATATTTTGCAAGCATACCATCTAAACAAGTACCCCTATAGAATATTTGATACTTTTGGTTTATCTGGTCATCAAACTTCCAGTTCCATGCAACCTTTACAATGTCATAATTCTCGATTACCTCTTCCCCAAATTTCTTTAGCATCTTTTTCCAATTCCAACCCGGTGAAGTATAATCTTTTGTTTCGAAATGGTCTAAAGGAATGGAAGCACCAAACCCTGGCATCCAGGATACTGAGAGTATAGTTGGCTTAAAACTTTTGTTGTATATTGGTTCTGCATTTGTTTCATAGTCACAGCAAGCATAACCAGTAGCTTTACAACAAGCAATAAGTTTTTTAAGCTCTTTCTTGTTTTTTATTATTGTATACATACCGTGTCTCCATATTTTAAAATAGAAAAAGGGACATACCTACCAGTAGTAGATACATCCCTCATTATTAATACTTCTCTTGTAAATCTTCCAGATTGGATGATAATGCTAACCAATCCTTCTTATAAGCATGAAGAGAATCAATAGTATGATACAGATAACCGGGTTTAACCCCAACCTCTTTAGCTACGTATTCCATAAGTTTCCATGCAAGGTATATATCATTACCAAAGTGAGTAATAAAATCCGAACTTCTTTGGTGATAGCAAATATGTAATACCTTCTCCCCCTTACCATTCTGACGAATAAGAAAATCATAATACATAGAGCAAGGAATACGTTGTCTACCACCATAGTATAAGGTATCATCATGCTCAAATATTGGTATAATTGCTTTTCTTGTATCTGGGTCTCTCTTTAAAAGACGAACTAAATCTTTTATTAATACTTCACCCATTCTCTCATTGTATGTGTAATCGAACATACCCTTTTCATCAAGGAATTGTTCCCATAAATCTTTTCTTAATTTCCAAGCTTCTCCTGGATTTATATCATTAGGGGATATTCTTTCTTGGAACTCTGCATCTGCCCATTCTCTTGAATGAGAGAATACGAATAACCATACCGGGTCTCCAAGTGAAGTTAAACAATATTGTTGGCAAATGAGTTCTTTTGTAATAAAATCCTCATTACCTTCAATCACTTTATTTTGATAGGTCTTTGGTTTTACAGTTTGACCATAACTGTTGAGTTCTCTGCCCATTTCGGACATTAACTCAAAACTGTTAGAATATATCCTCATATAATATAAATATTTAATTGTATGACATTGTAGAACTAACCCAGGTCATATGCCAGTAGCGAAATACAAAATTATCGAAATCCTCTACCTCTTTTAATAACAAGGGTATATCTGGTTCTCCCCCGTTCTTTTTAATCTCAAAAACTTGGTAATAGAATTTGTTTACTAATCCTATACGCTTCTGATTTAAAAATTCCTTAGCTTCCATTGTTCTTTTGTTTTAAAAGTTTCTTTTTATAGGCTTTACGTTGAGAGTAAGAGATTACATTCTCCGGGTATTCTATATCTTCGTATTCAAGAAGTAATTCTTTTGCTTTCATTGATTTATATGTTTCTTCATATAAATCTGGTCTGAGCACTTTAAAACTTCTAAAGAATACCTTGAATGAAGAGAATTCCTTCTCTGTACCCTTTTGGAATTTCTTCCATATCTCTTTTATTCTCTTATTCCAAGCATTCTCTTCTGCCCCCTTAAGTACCTTCTTCAATGGCTTATGGGTATGATACATTAGAAGTGTCTCCACATTTCCGTACATTTGAGTCGCAAATAGGTTGATTTGTACTGACTGGTCCGGCCCATATACGTACTCTGACATTCGTTGAATTAATAGGAAATCGAATATTAACCTCTTGGTAATTTCCGAAGCCCGAACTACCATTGTAATAACTGGGATGTCCTCCCCGAATCGTTTTGAAAAAGTCGCAGCTATTAGACATTGTTTACCGTTATCATGATGATTGTTAAACATATAAGTTATATTGTAATTCTGATTGTACTTATTTCTCAGTACTCTCAGTTTACTACGCAACAAGTCAAGCTTATTAAAATCTATGTAGTTATTCAATAAGCTAGTCCACTTAGTTTCTTTGTAATTGAAACATCTCCCATAATCAAATTCTGGGTCTACCCAGGCCTTGCGTATCTTTATGAATACGTTATACACTACTGCTACCCCACTATTGGCAATAGCCCCCTTTCCAAATAAAGCAGGCTCTAATCTTAGGAATCCCTCATTGAGTTTTTCCCATGCCTCTTGTGAAGTAGCAAATTCTAACGAATGGAGGGACTCCTCCGAATTAAGTTGAAGCCCCTCTAATTTCTTATTCCAACCCGACATATAATTGGCTGATTTTTAATTGGTTACTAATAATTTGTAGTTTGCCTCCATAAATTGAGACGTTGTTTTTTAAAGAATAAACTAAATAATCCGCAAGGAGTAAACCCATTCATGGCTAAGAATCCCATATAGAGATAGAAAGCTTTTACTAATGATTCCTGAAAATCTATTTCTTTGGTCATCACTTGAGTTTGTTTCCAGGGTCTACATTTAAGGAAGTTCCTTGCTTTATTGAGTTCATATATTACTTCCCATAAATATAGCTTCTCGTTTTCATGAGATATCTCGCTCATTTCATGAAAACCTGGGGTATAAGAAACTATCTTATCATATTCTGCCCTATCTTCTCTTGCCCAATCGGTTGGACTTAGTATAGGGTATTTCCTTACACTTCGATGATCTGGGTACTTGATGAGTAAGTCTTTGACTCCGATTGCCATTACCTCAAATAAACTCTTTGCATCTTGGTATTTCAGAATATCTTCTGGCAATATATTAGAATACAAAAGCAAAGTAAAGAAGAATCCCAAGGCATCTGCTTGTTCCTCATTTGCATTTGCTAGATGATTTAATACCTGAGTGTATTCTTCTGAGGTTAAGCAATCATTATTCCATCCATAATCACGATATATAGATACTACTTCATCGGTAGATTCGAATCCTTCGGTTAATTCCTCAATAACCCTACCAATAAAATCCTTTAGGATAACTTGGTTCTTTGGGTTATTTATATCTAAAGGATAATCTGGTAACTTCTCTATAGATTTATATCCAGAGAATTGTTCTATCCCAAGATCATACATTTCTTGTAGTATCCGTGCCTCAGTTTCTTCTACCTGAGGCACTTGTTCATTTATATTCCTTATGTCCACTATTTTATGTTTTGAGATGAACCAAATCCTTTATCTCCTCTGCTTCCCCACATTTGTGATTCAGTATAAAACTCCTCTTGCTGAATCTCCTCTGGCTCGGTAATATAAATGGGTACATGAATAAATTGTACCAGCTTTTGACCAGCCTCGATAACCTGAATTTCTTGAGAAGTGTTATATATCCCAATATGTATCTCTCCAACATAAGGGGAATCCACTATCTCGGCAGTAAAGATTAACCCTTTCTTAGTAGCTATACCAGATTTGTTTGCTGCCATTAACATAGATGCAGGAGGTTCTAGCAAACCTTTGATACCTGATGGGATAAGTATACGATGACCTGGTTTTAAAGCTATATGCCTTACAAAGGCTTCACCAAAAGGAACATCTAAATCATAACCTTCGGAGTCGAATTCATTTTTAGAATGAATATCCTCAGGGTATAAATTAGTTGGTACATAGAAATCTAACCCAGCATCATTTGGGTTTGCTCTGTTGGGAGATACTACCTCCCTTACTTTGATAAATCTAAATCTGTTCATAATATATTACATTTACGTAAAAGTTGTCCAAAGGTTAATTTCTCGGGTCTAGAAACATGTACTCCCAATGAATTACACATTCTGATTACATCGGTAGAACCCTCCATACATAAATTAGCAAGTACATCTTCTTGCTTTACAAAATAGTTTGGGTTGTTAAGGTATACCTTGAACATAGCCCATATCATCTCTATTGGTTTCATTATTTAGTACACTCTTTATAAAGTTCTCTAATACGTTTTCTGGGTACTTCGAATTTCTCAACAGTTTTGGTAATAACTTCTTTTTTGTCTTTCCCTTTCCGAATCAAGCCTCGGATGTATTTCTTGATACCAACCGTATCTTCTAATACATCCAAATCTTTGTATTGATTCTTCTGTTCTAGCTCTTTCCTTGTGATATTCAAGTTCTGAGACATCTTGAATGCACATAGCTCTGAGTCTCCGCATAGCTTACACTCTTTAGTTGATAAATCATACCCAATGCCAAAGCAAGGGTCTCCATTAGTCCCCAGAGTACTTACATCTATGGGAGTAAGAATATCTTGCTTCGATAAGTCAGGAAGTTGTTTCTTTTTCTTAGCCATTATATATCTTTTTTTACGTTTATAAAATGTATATTTCACTGTTATCTTCTATGGGAACATAGGAATAACCGATGTTATTTATAAATAGTTCCCTGAGTTTATATAATTCTTGGTATGAATTTCTATCAGGGCTCTCTTGACATACTTTGACTACCATACCATTACTCCAGTACAAACAAAAGAAATGAGTAAAACATTCGGGAGTATTTTGAGAAGTTTCCAAGTTTGATATCCATATCAAATCTCTACAGTTGAATACATGTTTAGGATTATGTACCTCTCCCACAACAAGAGACTTAAACGACTTAAACCATTCTTTAATCTTCTTCATCATAAGTGTAATTAAGGTGTTTACAATGGGGACAGATCCATTCTTTTAAATGCCATCCCTTGATTTCTAAATCCTCTTTATGAAAACGTTTCTTACATGAATGGCATTGATAGCCATCCTTAGAAAGTATGAAGTCTAAAGCGAGTATTATTATCATAATAACAACCGCTGTAATTAAAATATATTTCTCCATCACTGAAAGCCTTTAATTTTCTTTTTAGTGTTATTGGGTTTTCCTTAAGAGTACCCAGCAATAAATACCGGATGCAGAGATTTGGATTATCTTCCAACCATCTGATAATAGAGTAGTTAGTTTATTATCATCCTCATCTCTGATACATATTAGTTTATCATTATTCATAATGCCTATATGCTTATTAATTGTAATCTTCTTTTCCTCCTACGGAGAAAAAGTAAATACTCATAGTACTTCTAGTTAACTCTTAATAAGGCTATGGTTAGGATGTTTCTTCCATAGCTTATCTAACAATATTACTTTCAATTCTTGTCTCTGATAATATTGCTTCCTATGCTTACCATGCCTATCTAAATAAGGGCCAGGATAATGAAGGTCATCCAGGTATACTTTCTTTTTCGATTTATCGGTTCTTACCAAACGACCAAGAAACTGAATAGATTTTTCCTGACTATCCATGCTTGCTGCATTAAGTAAATACCTAAGCTTAGGAAAGTTTTTACCTCGAGCAATGATTGTAGTTGATACCAGGATATCTATTTTGCCTTCCCTAAAATCCCTCATTATTTGTTGTCTTAACTTAGAGGGAGTATTAACATGCACGTAGGCAATATTATAGGCATCGCCCAGTTTCTTTTTAAAGAACTTATATAGATTTTCACAATGTGCAATATGCTTGCATACTACAAGAGCAGGATATCTACCTTGATTAATATTCCATCGTAATCGATTATAAGCCATGGTCCACGCGGAATTATTTTCGGTAATAGAATCATCATATATCTCCTTATAGGATATACAATCAGATTCCCAATTACCATACCAAGGTTTACCGGGTACCATCTTTACGATAGTTTTAGTTGAGTAACCCTTCTTGATGGAATCCTTAAGTTTAAACTCAGCAATCACTTTACCAAAGAAACATTCTAGGTTCATGTTCTTGACCTTATCCTTAGCAAGTTTACTCATATAAATGGTACCGGATAATCCTATACGAATTCGGGTATTAAACAATCTAGTGATTACATTCTGATATTGCTTACTACCTCCCTGGTCAGCCTCATCCACAAGTACCATATCTATTTGAGATAATTCCTTTTGATAGAACCTCATATTCCTTGAGATGGATTGAACCATACCTATAGTAAAGTTACTCCAGTTTAAAACCTTGCCTTGAACAAAAGTGATATCTTCTCCCGGAAGATATTGCTTAAATTCTTCTCTAGCTTGATTTAACCAATCGGAGTCATTAGTTATTAGCAAAGTCTTTAACTGTTTCTTATAAGACAAGTAAAGAGAAGTCATGATAAGGGTTTTCCCAAAATTTACAGTCAAATCCAATACTCCAATTTGAAAGGGTATATCTCCTACTCGATTATTAATCACAGACTTAACAGCTTTCTCTTGCTCTGGTCTTAATTTATATTTACCTATATTCGTAACTACTTTACTGACTTTAGGTAAAGGTTGTCTCATATCTACAACTTTAGGTTTAATCCCCATCTCAATACACATATCGTATACTTTGGGAAGTAAACCTATTTTAAATTGCCCAGTCTTGGTGATGTAATGAATCTTACCGTCCCAATTCTGCATACCTCTTTGCCTTGTACGTAAGTAGAAAGCATTCGGATGTCGAATGGCAAACTCATTATAAAGTTTCTGTGCGAACTTAAGAGGTAAGTCAAGTTCGCACATATTCCCATTCTGAATAATTATCTTACTCATTTGATAATTACCGTTACACCCTTAGTGGCTTTATCCATGCCCATTGCTTCCTTAAGAAGTTTGATATGATGTTCCTCATCGGCAATCAATTTCTCAAGGAAATAATTCACATCATCGTAATCTGGACGTTCCTCGTATTGACCAATTGCTCTTTGGATTTTCTTGTAGTGACCAATAGTTTCTATCTCGGAATTCAAAGCAATCTTTAAAGCTTGTTCCCAAGTAGAACCAATCTCAATTGTAGGATTAATATTCATGGTAGAGTAATCCTCATAGGGATCTGCCTTTTGTAAAAAGTCCGATATCTTATCAAGGTGTCTCATCTCTACCAAACCAATACCCAACATCAATTCGGATATTTCTTCAAATCTAGAAGACTGTTGGGTATACATGATGATGGCACTTAGTTCTGAGAACTTGGCATTCTTCCAAATCACATAGAACATATTAATTATCTCATCAGGCCATGGTTCGATATCCTTAAAATCTGGATAATCCACGGATTGGTCTGAATACTTGAGGACATCTATAAAAGCATTAGCTGCATCCTCTACTCTGTTTCCGAAAAATTGTAAACCTTTCATATCATTTTCTTATTTTATCCCAAAGGGAACCTTCAACTTCTGGTTCACCTTCAAGTAGTTGTTTATTCTTATATTTATATAAATACTTATTGTATCTTTCAATTGCTTTATCCGTATACATTTGTGCAATATCCGGTAACCCATTGCACCATGCAAGAGATTCAAACTGAGCATCGATGAAGGTCTTATAATCCCAACCCTCTTCTTTTAGGAATTCTCCTACCTTTGCAAAGTGTACATACTTCTCAGGTTGATTTTCATAAGACTCATATATACCAGTTGCCTTAGCAATCTTACCTATGAAATAATCATGTATCTCTTTAGTAAGTTCTAAATCTGAATGTTGTAATTCTATCTCAGCATCTACCTGATTAGTAATGTTCTCCTGCATGGATAATAACCTTTGCATAACATTACGATAATCAGTCATCCTTTTTAATCCAGTCTCTATATACTTGATAAAACCTTCTCTGGTATCAAGTTTAAAATCCTCACAAAAGGTATTACATATCTCTGCAAGCTTTTTACAATTTGCCCATTCTCGGGAATTACTTTCGTTTATTTTACGAACCCCTCTATGCTTTAACTTTATACGAGTTGCATATAAAATATCGGCAACAAGGGCAGCATCCCCCTTAGATGCTAGTAAAATGTTAGAAACTTTCTTAGTATTCTTATTGTTAGAAACTAAGACTGCTCTATGATTTATTGCCTCCTTTCGAGCAATAACAAAAAAAGCCTCAACTGGGAAATTATCTACCTCTAAGGTATTTAATATTTCCTCAAACTGAGACTTAGTTATATGGATAGATGGTTCACGCATAAATATATTATTTTATAATATAATAGGAAATCCTTACTCCAAAGAGTTTCTGATTTGAATCAGTTCTTGATAACTTTGATACCTTGTTTGATATACTAGCTTAAGTGTTTGTTTCTTTCCCAAATCATTTACATCAAAACCCTCTGGAAGAAATACTACCTTGACTTTTTTATAAGCTACTAATTTAAGTGCGAGATTAACAGCATAAGACCTGGCATCGGGGTCTAAAAGGATAATATATCTTTGGCATTGGGATTTAAGTAGTTCATTGACTTGGTACTGACTAATAGCTTTGCCCATTGTGGCAATTGCTCTATCCCCAATTGTGAGAGCATTAAGTGCTCCTTCGCAAATGAATACCGACCGATACATCTCCAATGCGTCATGATTAAAGATGATAAACTGTTTTCCCAAACCGGTGATGTCTTTGTCTGGGTTATTATATCTGGGCCCTTTGCCGATAACATTTCGAGCATTGTAATACCTAAGTTGTCCTCGATAATAAAACGGGATGATAAGGTACCCATATGTTGAGCCGCTTGTTCCATAGCCGATACCGTATCTTGAAAACTTCTCGAGGCTAAATCCGCGTTTCTTGATATATCCCCGAATGCTTTTTGCAAGTTGGCTATCCCCGAGCGAAATGTTTCTAAATCCCTCAGGGAGATATACTGGCTTACTTTCGGCAAGTTCGATTTTCTCTTCTTTGAATTGCAGTTCATCAAATTGTCCATTGTTCAAAAAGTTAATTAGTTCATGGTATTCTGTAAATCCCTCTATATCCATTATCAGTTGAGCAGGAGAGGGATGAGCATTACATCGAAAACAATTGGTTCGATACATGGAAAGATTAACCCCCAACTTCTGTTCTCTCCCACAATAGGGGCAAGTTGGTATACGCATCCAGCCATGCCGGTAATCGTAACCTCCCAATCGTTTAATAAAGTATGTCCTTAGTCTAGATTTAAACTGATTAGTTATTTTCATGTTCTCTTATAGCTTTCCTAACTACCTTTCTTAGTTTCTTTAAATCCTCTAAATCTAAATTACCGATAGAGGTTGTTTGATAGCCGTTATGGGATATCTCTAAAGATAATCCATCCGTCCATCTATCTTTTACTATGGCTATCTTCTTTGTTTTCATAACTGTTATTTATTATATTACGAATTATTCTATCACCAACCCCAAACCTCTTCCCTAGAACCCTTAGTAAAGTTTTATTTACTTTCCATTTAGTAAACCCTAATTGGATTAGCTCAGATAATAACCTATTATAATAACGTTTTATTTTAGGTATATCATTTATATTTAATTTACGATGTATGTTATCTTTACCCACTACTGAAATCAAGTTATTACCATCTCTGATAGATTGGTGTACATTTTCTTTCTGAGTACCCCATTTAAGATTCTTATAATGATTATTATAAATGTTATTATCAAGGTGCATTACAATAGGTAGATTATTTGGGTTAGATAAATAAACCATAGCTACTAACCTATGAACAAAAATCTTTGTAGACTTACCATCCCTATAAAGGGATACACTATGGTATTTAGGACGTTTCTTTGGTCTTAGTAGAGTAAAATCATTACTTAACTTTCCTCTACTCCCTCGGACATATCTTGAATATACGTTCCCAGTTTTAGAAACATAGTATCCTATAAATCCCGGTATATTATCTTTCATTATATATCTCCTTGCTTTTTGTTATACTTTTCTATATTAGCATCTGGATTATTAGAACTTTTTAGAGAATTATCTAGTTGTTCCCCATATATTCTATCATACTCTTTTCGTTGTTCTTTAGTAAATTCAGTACACCGTTGAGTTTCTGTGGAACATTTAAAAAGAGCTCTACCTGATGGGAGACCATCCCTTTGTACTACTATCTCAGTCCTTAGTATATCATCCCTTTCTTCTTGTTCTGTAGCATTTAATCCCATAATTACTTGGGCATTTCTTACTATGGCTATAGAACCAGATATATCATTTTCATCATATCGGGTTTTTCTATGTTTTTTACCCTCTCTAGTAATATGGTGTGCAGTCCATATTATGTCAAGTTTCATTTCTTCGGCTAAGTTACTCAAGTCTATGTATACATTAGATATCCTTTCGAAATCTTCTCTATCACCCGCTATTGATGCAAGCTTACCAGCGTAGTCAACCATAAGAACTTTAATATCAATCCCTTGATTACGAAGCTGAATTATCTTCTCTCTTATATAAGTGGTATTAGTAATCATCGCTGGTACACGCTCAACCACTAATTCAACTCCAAACCTTGCAAGTTTCCTTAAATGCTTTGCCTCAAGTTTATCATACTCACCAGAGTATAATTCTTTCTTAGTTTTATTGATACTGGATTGAATAAAACGGTCCATGATTTGTTCTTGGCCATTTTCTGTATCAATATATAATACTGACTTCTTCATTCTGAGATAACCTCTTGCAAGGTTTACCATAAAGAAGGTTTTCTTTGCCTTGGGTTTATCTAGTATCACATTAACAGAATGCTCTGGATAACCTCCTGCATTAGTTAGTTCATTCAACTGCCTAAATGGGCAAGGTATAACTGAAGGTTCTGATTGTCTTCTAAACTGTCTCTCAGTAATATCCCGAATCATATATAAGGGTTCATCCTCTTTCTTAGGTTTACTTTTCTGAAGTACCTTTTCAATCTTCCTTGAATATTCTTCATATTGTTCGAAGTTATCCAAATCGAAAGAATCATTTAAGTTCTTCATCTCAACATAAGTAGAGAACTGATATATCTTTTCTTTTATGTAATCAGAATCCGATAGGGGTATATGATAGAGATTACTTATTAGTTTATTGATATTGGGTATATCATCTTTAGTTACCAAATCCACATAGGTTTTAGATTCTAGTAACTCTTTTAATACTTCCTTTAAGATATTCTCGGAGGGCATTCTGCCTTGCTTCTTAAAATATTTTGATATACCCTCGAAGATAAGGGAGTGTTCTATGAGAACCAGGTAATTAGATTTAATCCTTTTTAGGACTAAGCCTCCTTCCTTATCTCTTAAAACAAACCGGAGTATCTCTAACTGAAAATCCGGAGTGAAACTGAATTTGATTTTGTCTTTAAACTTCTTCATATCTATATTGCAATATTATATAAACTAATAGATTTTGATAGTACCGAGATAGTTCTGAGCATGTTGACATCTATCTAGAAACTACTAATCCACTACCTTAAGCTCCAGATTATTTAATATTATTATTTTATATAAGAAAAAATACTTATATTTGCATAACGAATATTTAAAAACATGGGAAAAAGTAAAGGAAATAATGGCTCAGAGCTTCATAGATTAAAACCTATGCAGGAATATGATGAAGCTACTTTCAACAGACTTTATAAAGTCTGTAAGCCAGTAATTAGAAACCTTACCAGACAGATTGATTATAAACGGTTTAATCTTACACCGGATATTATCCAATCTTATTTCTGGGATAAGATGTTATTTGTTTTCAACAAATACTATGGTGAATGTACTGAAGAACATCTTAAAGCAAGAATCCTTGCATCACTTAGTACATTTAAAAACAAATTGCTTCGTTCTGCATACGGAGAACAGGCAGAGTATAATCAAAGCCTCTTTAAACTTGATGACTTATTCGACAATGACAAAGAATTAGAGGATGACAGTGAAGAAGAGAAAGCTAAATCTGAAATGCTCGATATGATGTATACTTATATGAAGGATAAGCTTTCTCCAGATGCCTATCTTTTGTTTGAGGTATTAATTACTCCCCCTCCTTTTATTAAGGAAAGACTCGAAAATAGTACTCGTATCACTAATATAATGCTTATCGAATTTTTTGAAATGCCTAAGACTAACGAATCCATGAGATATATCTCAGAGCTTAGGCAAGATATCCAATATTGGGAAGACCGAGCTAAAGAAGAACTTAAGTATTAACACAAAAGAAAAGGGACGTTTCCCAACGTCCCTTTCCCAAATGAGTGTTTTTAACTATGCAAAACAAAAATTGAAAACAAACAAGTGTTTACTCTTAAACAATACAAATAATACACATGAGTTTTAATACTACTAAATAACTAATAACAACTTTATGATGATATTTTTTGGATATATCGTAATGTAATAGTCGGTGGCAATTTCTCAATATCCAAAGTTTCTACCGAAGTTTCTTGTAAGAAAGATTCCCCTAATAGGTTCCAGCTTACTACGATAGCACCATCTTGAATACCCTTGGTAGGAGTTCCTCTACCGAAATCTCCATTCAATCCCGTCTCCCTATTAAAGAAAGATTGAGGACGAACATTCTCCCAGTTATTGGCATCATCTTGTTTACCTTTAGATACACCAAGAGCATGCCTATGCTTAGGAAGGTCATCACCTTTAATAGAGATTAGGAAGTTGCCTTTAGTTGGAGTATAGTAATCTCCGACATTCTGTAGCATTACTTCATCTCCAATCTGAACTCCTCCAGCTTGGTAACCAATAACTATTCTACCAGCTGCCTTAGTATATTCTGCCCAGCCCTCCGGTATTACATCGGTTTCCCAAAGGATGATAGAACCTATTGGTAAGTTAGCAGTACTCAGAGATTCAGAGAATTCTTTTCTGATAGCCTCAATTTGACTATCAATGTATTGCTTGATATTTAACTTAGTACCCGATTCATCTACTACTGGAAAGCCTGAATTTATCTGTTCTACTCTTTTCACTGATTCTTTCATCATACTCTGGGCAGCAGTAGTATAAGGGATTTCTTGAAACTTACCTTGATAGGGTACGATAGCAAAGTTCTCATTTCGTTTGGTCATTGCATCAGTACCCTTACCATATACTCCGATAAGAACAACGGAAGTTTTATTATTAGAGTAATAAGGGCAAGCACTCTCTACCATCTCTAGAAGATTGCTATAGGTCATATCGTAATTAGAATATACATCATTATTAATGATATCCGGTGTACGATTCTCTTCGGCAATCGGATAATAAATATCCAGAGACTTTTTAAACAAGGTGTAGAAGCTTTCGGAGGATTCATTCCAATAAGCTACAAAGTCTACTGGGTTATCTACAGGTTCGGAGATAGTAGTGTGTACTGCAAAGAGTAATACCTCTTCCGTTGAACCTTGGGTACCTTGGATGTTCTCAATGGTAATAGTTTGTTCATCAGATATAAATACATACCCATCCCTTGAAATACACCCAAAGTTTACATCTGGCAATTCTCCATCTTCTGAAGCCTTTGCCATATACCTTGCCATAATCCTATCCTTGATTACATTGGCATACTTACTTCCAGCAACTCCCTGAGGAGATACCACTAACTTGTTACCATTTATGGTAGCTGAGCCAAATCCACAGAATGGTCCTAAACCAGAAGGAGCAGCAATTGCCTCTGCTGCTTCCTTTGATTTAATAATACCTTCATACTTAAAGTACGTCTTCATTGTCCTTAGTATTTTTAAATTGATTCTTTTGTTCTGACATATCTTTAAATGCTTCACCTACATCCTTGAACTTTAAGGTTAACAATTTAAAGAGTATTCTCCATATACTATACCGTTTCTTAATACCATGTATTTCACAGATGTGTCCATATATACTATCTACTTCGAAACAGTAGCATATTACCATAACCGTTATTGATACCACTATTGGGTTCATCCCATAGGGTTCCCCAATAGCTTTACCAAGTACAGCACCAAGTAGAACATAGCAGATATAATCTACTATCTTGTTTAGAGTTCTTCTTCCAGCTCTAGATTTTCGAATTTCGATTTTCTGTAACCTACTTGCAGATAACCCAAACCATAAGTCTGATAGGATTAGAATTATTGCAAGGATTATCATCCATCTCAAATCATACAATATTTGTGTACACTCTCCCAATATACCCACAGTGAATGTCTTGAATAAAGACTGAGTTGTGGTCTCTGTTATTCTATCGATTGTTGAATTTATCATTGTTCTACTATTTGCCAAGATTGATTACTGTAAGTTGTAATGGTAAATGTTTTCTCTGAGAGGTCATCATGTTCCCATTCTAACTTTTGAGGACTAACGCTTAAGAGGTCTGCATCTACTACAGTGAACTTAGTTCTCTTTGAAGTATCTACGACAGATTCGAATATATACTCTCCAGCTTGTGCAGTTACAAATTCATAACCAGCACCACCTGCGTCATAAGTAGTTACTTTACCAACTTCCCTTATTCGACTATCGAAGTCAGGTTTATTAGAAGTACACTTGATTAAAGTAGATACTTGTTTAACATTCCCCTTTAATTCTGCATAAGTGGGAGTACAAGAAATCTCGATGATTGTAGGATAATCTTCCAGTATTACTTGACATCTTAATGAAGAACCATCATCTGCCACAAAGGTATAAGTCCCAGCCTTGGTAAGAACAATTTCCTCATTAAGGTTATAGGTTTCCCCGTTCTCATCACAGGTAGCAGTACCACTTACATTGACCCCATTTTTCATTTCCTCAAGATGGAACTTACAAGCAGACTTCTCATCCAGTAATTGGTATACTGCATAAGTATCATCTATCTGGTCTTCTGGTAATGCCCAGTTGGGTTCTTTCCAATGACTGTCTGTAGCATCCGAAGGTACTATCTTTAACTTGTTCTGATATACTACTGGAGAGTTATTAACTACCAGAGTAGTCTTAGCAGTAGGATAAGCTACTGACTGGAAGGTATAAGTCCCTGCCCTATTTGCAGTATATACATATCCATTCTGAGCATCAAAGGTTTCTCCAGTTTCAATTACCCTTACTCTATAATCATCACCATTACCAGAGATACGTTGTATCTTTACTGTAGCTTTTGCAGAGCCATTGAATAATGTGACTGTTGGTGGGCTAACAGTAATTCGATATACTGCAGTCTTACCAGATACTACTTCGAATATACCTACACCTTCATCGGTTTCCCTTTTATCCAGTGTACATTTAAACTTATAAGTACCATAACTATTAGCAGTAAACTTATCACCGTTCTTAAACAACTTAGTATCACCAATTAGCCTACAATATAGTTCACCAGTAAATGATTCTGGGTAATTCGATTCGATGGTAAGAGTGGTAGTAGCATCCTTGATACTTTGCTTATCCCCAACTCTAAATTCAGAAGGTGTACATCTTACCTTATATGTAACCTCTTCTCGAGTTACGACAAAAGAAGTTTGCTTCACTGGGAACTCTACTACCTCGAATATATAGGTACCTGGTTCGGAAAACTCCCAAGTTGAACCAGAGACTTTCACTATATCCGTACCAGATAATCGTACATTACAAGTTTTCACTGTACCCTTATAAGATACATTTGCCCTTACTACTGTACTTACTTTTAGGTTAGTAGGAGTTATCTTTCCAGTAATTGGGTCGCAAGTAATAGAATATACTCGATTATAGGATTCTTGATTAACGGTGATTTGGGTTACCTTAGTAGGGTCTCCCACACTTCTAAAATAATAAGTACCTGCCCTGGGTATGTTAAAGATAGAACCACTTTCATGTTTGGTGTAACCCCAGTTTACGTTATCACTGGATATCTGGTACCTTAAGTCAGCATTTACCCAATCTGAAGTTACTGTTACCCTCACTGGTACTTCATATACTTCAGAAGTAATCAAATTGGGTTGGTCTGGATTTACTAACTCGGCTTTAATAGTATACCCATCATTTACGGTAAACCCATATTGAATATTGAAAGATACATGATAGGGTATGAACCTTTTAAAGAAAGCCTCTACAGCTTCTCTAAATTTTCTAAAAGCTGCCGAGTTCGAAGTATATCCATGACCTGTAAGTCTAAAGGTTACTGGTATACACTGAGAACAATCAAAAGTATTATCGTAAGTATACTTATCGTCATACTGATAGTATTGGTCAAAGTGTGGATTGCCTTTTACCCAACCATCATAGCTATCTGCTTTTGCAGGGTCTGTTACTACGCAGGTTAATCCATACAACCTCATCATTATCTCGAAGAACTCAGAGGTGCCTCTTATTTTAAAAAGAGATATCGAATACTTCAGGATGTTTCTTACTTGAGTACTGGTTAAAGTAAAGGGTCCCTCCTTTGGTATTATCCAAAGCTTAGATAACTCTTGGAGTTTATCATCGGAGTAGAACCCATTAAAGTACTCTGCCCATTTCTGTGCATCTATAGTGTTCCCATAAGCAAAGGGCATTTCTCCGAGGAATTGCCAAAGGAAATTGAGATACATATCCGGAGCCTTATCTATATCAATAATGTCCAAGATATTCTCAATATCCTTTGTAATATAATCTTCAAAATGCTCTCCACAAATTTCTAGAAACCTCTCTAAGATGCCTTTGCCATTTACCTTATAAGTGTCTTGGTCCTTATATTCGAATGGTAAAAAATCAATTAGATTTTTAAGGTTCACCATTTTTATACGATTTCATTTACTGTTAATGTTAACTGTGAAGCATTTTCGAATACCGGTAAGTTAAAACCGGGGTCTTCATAATCATGGTTAGGTTCTGATACCGTAATAGAATACCGATAGCCCGATTGATAGCTGTTGTTCTGAATGTCCAAAGAGAAATCAAAACCATTAGCTTTATCGATAATCTGGATAGAGCTACCAACTGAGCCAGTAGTTACATAACCATTTGATACCGAACGTACTGTAAAGGTAGTTGAGGAATTGAAGGTTATGTAGTAGGTCATAGAACCCTTTGCCTTGTTTAATTTAAACTGGCCCAGGTTTAGTTCCTTATTACCATAAATGGTAGTGGGCCATGGTTTAATATAAAACTTGGTAAGGTGAAGGTAATCTACGGTTGATAAGTTATCTATTAGGGCATATATATCTGATACCCTTACGCTTCCACCTATCTGAGCTTGCTCTGGAGAATAGGCATTGTATAATGCTGTAAGAATTTGAGTTTGTATCTCTGCAGTCTTATAAGACTTCTTACCGGTAACATCCATCTCTAGAATAATCTGAACCTTACCTGCAGATTTAACCTTTAACCATGTGGTCATAGGAGCTCTTTGAGATAATAGATTGTATACCCTATTGATTAATTCAGAAGAAGCAACAGCTCCACCATCGGGGCTAATATATACTGTAAGCTTTCTACCGCATTCATAATCGGCTTTAGCTTTGTTTACCCCATCAACCAACATGGCCAAACTTTCGAAATCCTCTTTGGTAATTGCTACTCCCAAAGTCTTTACACTCAAAGGTATATGTTCTTTGAGCATTGTAAAGTTTTCATAGTTTGAACCACCTCCGGCATCGTAAGCATTACTTACAGTAGCATCCGTAATTGAGGAAGATATTACTGAAGGTACAGAAGTAATAGTATTACTCTTTACATTACCCTGAGTACCATTGGTTAAGTAGAATACTACATTGGTTATCTTTGCACCTGCTGCAGGTTTCTTACCGAAGGTTCCATCCCCAAACATTATGTAAGGGTTAAGAGCTTCATCTACTGAAACCATAAAGTGTTTATCCGTTGGCTTTGATTTTGCAAATGTATCTACTAATACCCAAGTTTCCCCACCTATCTGCAATGACATAGAACCTTGTTCATAATACTTACCATTGGGTAGAGTACCCAGATGAATTATAACTCTATCTCCAGTAGGTATTACCATATTATTTAAAGCACTTGCAGTATACTTCTCGTGTTGAACTATAGGTACTTTACAAGTAGTTACATTTGAATACCAAGTTACGTCTCTAGCAGATAACCAGGAATTACCACTAGAATCTGTAAACAGAGTACCTTGAGGTATAGTTAATTTAGCTCCGATAGAATTACCAGTAATACTTCTGGATAAGATTACATCTACTGTAGCAGCAATTGCTGCTCGAGCATGATAATCTACCAAAGCCCCATGTTTAACTACCGAATCATACCTTCTTGCCGTAGATAGGAAAGTTTCCCTTGCCATGTTATCTACATAGTAGTGAAGTACTTCGGCAATTGCCGCAAATAATGAGAGGATGATAATTAAGATGTTCCCCTCCGAATAATCCGTTATGAGTTTCTGACCTTGAGGGTCTTTGAGTCCCATAAGGGATTCAACCAGCTTGGCCTTAATCTGTTGATAAGACCTCTGGTATGGGTTAAGCCATTTATTTGTGATTCCCATATTATTGTGTATTTAATGAATTATCCGACCGGTCATAGGTGATATCGAGGTACTGACTAGAATTTGTTCCATTTACTACATATGTTACTTCTATGTGTATTTTTGCATCAACTCTAGTAACGGTGATATTTTGGAAGGTTATCCTTTGTTCCCAAGCACCTATGGCCTGTTTTAAAAACTCTTTAATTATAAAACTTAGGGCTTGTGAGTTTGGTTCCTCAATACATTGCCATAGTTTACTACCAAAGTTTTCCTGTCGAAATCTCTGGCCTATCATGTAGTATAATATCGAACTTATATTATCTCTGATAAGTTTGAAATCTCCATTTACTGGGTACCAACCTCTTTCACCCTTTTCATTAGTTGTAAGTTGGATAGGATAAGTTACACCTATACCAACTAAGTCTGTAAAGTAATTCTTTTCCATTAGTGTATGCAGGTTTTATCCTCATAATCGTCTACAACGAATTGTGAGAAAGGTTTAGTTACTTGAGTTACTGTAGGACCTGAAGAACCTGGTCCAGTAGTTACACCTGAGTGTACATGAGAATTGAACATACTGCGAAGTTGTTCTAGTTCTTGGATAGTTTGATTTAGTTTTTCGGTTAATTGAAAAATATTGATTACTCCACCATTTTCTCCAGTATTAAGTATCACTGAATCACCAGAAGATATGTTTATATCCCCATCAGCATTTATTACTATCTCTCTCTCCGAACGAACATTTACAGGTCCATTGAAATGTAAATTGAGTTCTCCGTTATCGTCATCTATGACTATTAAGTTTCCTTCGGGAGTAACTATCCCCATTTTATTGGAACCATCCAATGGTTGAGGTATTTGGCTCATTCCCCAACCATGGTATTCCCAGAGTGGTTTAGTTGGGTCTCCAAATTCAAAAGTAACAAATACCGTATCCCCCACTTTAGGAGCTAGGAATTTAAAACCAGAACTAATTGAACCATGTTGCCCTTTAGGATATGCCCAAGCAAATACTCCCCCCATTACCTCTGGAACACACACCTTTACTCTGTTCATATGTTTCTCTACATCGTCATTATCAATAACAATGCCCCGATAAACAGAGTAATACCGACCAAGACCCTCTAAGCCTTCGTCGGTTATTATCTTTGCTGTTTCGTAACTCATACCCTTATTTTTCTACATAGATTTGACTTGCTATTCGCTTATGCCTTTTAGCTATGTCTCGGTATACTCGATTAGCTATGGCCATATAATTAAACTTAACCTCATAATCTTCAGGCACTTGGATTTGTTTAACTGATACCTTGCCCGGGATTAACTTACCCTTAGAGGTAACTGTATTACCTGTAGATAATACTATGCCCTCTGCCAAGGCTTGAGGATTATCGGCATTTACTTCAGTATAATAAGCCTTCTTTCGAATAAACTCAGCTTGACCCTTGATATCAATTATGTCCCCCTTATCATTCAAGAAATGCTCATTGTAATATACCTTCTCATTATAAGTAAAGTTAAGATTAAGATTCTGAGAAGTACTTAGGGCTTTTTTATCTTGCCCCTTTTTAGTTTTAGCATTAGCTTTAGCATCATTAGCTACGATGTTTTGAGTAGATAAATCAGTTTTAGAAGTTACAGAGCCAGACTTGGAATTGTTCTTTACTAATTCCATATTAGTTATATACCCTTGACCGGCATCCATAGAATGAGTACACTGTTTTATATACCAAAGCCCTGACCAACGTTTCCCTACATTATCTATTCGGATTATTTGGGAAGTTGCTAGCATAGGTCTACCCACTACCTGAAGTTGACATACTAACCTTTTCTCAGTTTGCTTTAAACCACCATTGGCATTAGCATTAGCTGCCCAAGCATACTTATCGGCACCACCGTATCTACTAAATAAATTATGGTAAAGTTTATAAAGAGGTACCTTGAGATTTACCCTTTTCATATGTCTTACCTTAACCCTCTTACCATATTGACTTTGACCATAACCCTTAGTAGTATCAACTTCCATATCGGATAATACTTCAGTATAGGGGTCTTTCTTTAAAGCTTCGAAACCTCTCTCTGAAGCAGGTAATATTCCAGCTTGAAAATTGATACCAGAAGCTATACCCGCTCCTGCTTGTTTAGAGGTATAACCCTCTGGGTCATAATCTAAGGGGTCTACATACTCTTCTACCATAAATTCCATACCATCTTCATCTTCGAAAAGATACATTTCGCATTCTAATAGCTTCTTAAGATTAGCTTCTAACTCTTTACCATTTTTAGAATTTTTTAGTACTTGCTTAAGGGCATTCTTCTTATCATCAGGTAACTCGTTGGCTGCTTGATTAATGGTAGCTCGTACTTCTTCGGTAGACATTTCATCAAATCTCCTTTGCTTACCTGCTTCATAAGCACCTACTGGACCAACTGCTTCATATTCCTCTACCCGCTTTTTATATTCTGCAGTTTTTTCCATGTTATACTGAAGCTGAGTGTCCCAAGCATCCATTACCTCTGTAGGAGTAGTAGGATGACTTCTATAATCTTCAAACCCATTGCCAGTAATATTAGACACCATAAGGTTATCTACCTGAGCCACAGGAGGTCTTAAAGCTAATGGAGGTTTATCCTCTGGCTCATTTATATTAGTTGATAATACCGATAAATCTTTACTATCTGGGTCTAGAGATGGAGCCAATACTGCTTTAACTCTTTTAGTTATTTTCTGAGTAGCAAAAGATACTCTAAGTACTTCCCCATTCTCTCCTTGATATGTATAAGTACATACCGGTTCTTCATGGAATTTCCGATTATGTATATAGATAACACCATCCCTTGAATCCACATACCATGGCCCATTAGTATACCCTTTCATCTTCTGTTCTAATTGAACTAAGACGTTCTTGCCCACTAATCCAAAGTCACTATCAATTAAAGCTTTCAAATCTTCGGGCATAGCTACTTCAGCTATCCCACTGTATTTGTTAGCATAGAGTACTTTACCAGTAGTAGTACGGGTATTCTCTGTGGGTACCTGTAGTGACTCGTATACTTTATTACTTATTATCTGTTGTTCCATTACTGAAATATTTCTATGATTACACCAGTAGCATTCCCACAGCCATTGTCTAAATAGGTAGATAATTTATAGCCTTCCATATCCGAATGGACATAAGCAGGTTGATATCTTAAATCTCCCGAAGAATCAATGCACTTAATAGTTACATGAGTACCTGTAGAATCAAATACGGCTTCGAATTCCCTTACCTTAATTATTTTTATGGGCCCAGATATAAATTGGCCATCAGGGTATATATATCCCCATTGAAGACAAATGTTTTGGTTCTCTTGAATCTCGGCAATATCTACAGTATCAGGATTACCCGTATCGAAAGTAATAGTAGCCAAGTTTTCTTTCTCTTCATCGTATCTATAACTCCAGGTACTTATATACGCTCCAAGGGGTATACCTGTAATAGGATTCATTATAGGCATACCTCCAAAATTGAAAAGGGCCAAATATGGTTGGCCCATTCCATTATACAATATAGGTTTCTGTTTAGCTGCCATAAGTCGGTATTCTTATTAGGGTTCCCATTTCTAATTCCTTAAAAGGATTCAGTATCTTATTAGCTTCAGCTATAATGTACCACTTACCAGAATCACCATAATACCTGAAAGCAATGTTTTGCAGAGTTTCCCCATCTTTAACGGTATGTTGAATATCGTTAGAGGATTCCGGTACTACTGGAGGTTTAGCTTCTAAGGAATAATCCCCATCGTTGTATTTCAGAGCATAGGCATTATTATATGGGCTAGCTCCCTTTATATATTGGTTAACATCAATCATATTTAATACCTCCTGTCTTTTTAAGTGAATCGGAATTTATAAAATCTCCATAGGATAAGTTATATGCACTTACTCTCTTGAAAATCAATTCTTGAGTTGCTGCTGCAGGCAATAACCTACCATTACCAAAAGTAGCTGGCTTTCCGGGTACCCTTACTCTATAACCATTCTGGAAGTTCTTCAGAGTATAAGTTGCTGAAGTAAGAATGTAATTGTGATTATCAAATATACCGGAATCCCCCCACTCAATCTTAACAATCGGAGGAGCAGCCTGGTAACCATTAGATTTAGACCATGCTTCTAATAACCTACATTTATTGATTACCTCTTCAGGATTTTCTGGGTCATTACAGTACCAAGATACATTGAATTGAATGATGTCTTCAGCACCAGTAAAGTGATACATTGGTACATTGCGACCCATTGATTTAATGGTGGCCCATGTGGTTTCTCCTCTAAAATCTATTTCTGGAGGTCTATTCTGTAGGGTAATGTATTGAGTGGGGTTAACAGTCATGTTATATATCCTTACTTCATTCTGATATATAACCTCTGCTTTAGCCTCGAAGTTTCTGTAATTAGTAGTATTCTTATTCCCCTTTGCTGGGTCTACTCCTTCACCTTCTTCTAACCTTGGGAATTGTAATTCCATTCTCCATTTAGCCTGGAGTTGTTTATTTAGAATAGGGTTCTTAGACGATATTTGAGCTTCTCCGATTACTCCATTGGGAGTATAGAGTTTACCCTTTTGAGCATCATCTTTGGGAAGAGTAGAAAGAGTTCGATTGAGTAATATCCGAGCTCTCCATAGTTTATTTAATGGACCCGTAAGAACACCTGCTGTATCTCTTGTAAGGTCATTGTACTTTTCAACAACCTTACCTGCTGCTTTATTTAATACTCTAGCCATAGTGTTTTAGTTTTATATTCCCATTACAAATGCAGCTCCAGTAAAATCTTGTTGAGAACCTGGAGCATAATCTCCAACTGCTTGACCATCTACTGAGATATTGATACGAGAATCTCTCATACCTTCTTTAATAGCTAACCTAACAGCATTAATAAATCTCTCTTCATTCTGAGCTCTAATGGTAGTTGGGTCTTCTTTCTCTTTATTCTGAGCTTCAGTATTCCTATCTACTGAATTACTAAGGTAACTAATACCCTCAATTAATAAAGGAAGACCTACAGTAATTGTTAATCCCCAGGGTCCACCGAGTAATCCCATAAGTCTACCACCTATAGATGTTAAACCTTTTATAGCACCTTGCCTAGCCACTTGACTACCAACTTGGGCACCTGCTCCAGCTAAAGCCCCTCCAGCTAAATTACCCGCCATAGTAGTTGCTAATGGTACTCCAGGATTTGGTGTCTTAACATATCTTCCGGTTTTAGTGTTATAAAATCTACCAGCAGAATTCATACCAATACCGCTTGACATCCTTTGGAGTTGAACCATGGTTCTCATAAGGTTAACCATCCTTACCATGTGTGCTTCCATAATGGCAAACTGAGTATTAGTTTTTATTGCTGCAGCAGACATACCTTCAGTAGAAGCAGTAGCAATAGTCTGTAAATACCCAACAGACCTAATAATACCTCTTACAGTATTAAATCCTGCAACAATGGTACCAACTACTGCTGCTGTAGCCCCTACTCTAAGAGCAAAGCTACCAGCCCAAGTTTCAGAGATAGAATTTATTACGTTGATGATGGAATTACCCATATTAAGTACTGGGGTAAATATTCTACCCAAAGCTGCACCTGCGGTAACTGTTAAGTTCTCTATACTTGATTCGAATTGGTCGATTACACCTGCATCGGTTTTAAGACGTTCTTCATTGAGTCGATTTACTGCTCCCATGTTTTGGTCATAGGTAGCAAGTATCTTACCCATCTTATCTCTACCAGAAGCAATATCTCGAAGTACTGGAAGCATACCACGATTACCACGAACACCAAAGATATTGAAGAAGGTTGGTGTTTCTATCCGTGAAGGTAAATCTACTGCGGCCTTAGCAAACTTCTGATAGATAGTGTAAAGGTCTATAAGGTTACCTTGAGCATCGAAGAATTCATCTGGACTTAAGCCCAGGTCTGCTAAAGCGTTATAGCCTTTCTTTTTTTGATTAACAAGAGAGAGTTGTAAGTAACGAATCATATTGGCCAGTGAGGTACCTGCCATAGAACCCTGTATACCCATATCACCCAATACACCAATAGCAGCAGCGGTTTGCCGAAGGTCTACTCCAGCAGTTGCCATATCTGCTCCTGCATAAGATATGGACTGGGCTAAGTCTGTTAAAGATATATTTGCATTAGTAACTGCAGTATATAAATCATCTGTTACTCTAGCGGCTTCTCCCATTGGGATTTGGTACATTGACATGATATTAGTAATCAAGTCAGCTACACCACCTTTCTGTCCCACTGGCATAGTAAAGATTGAAGCCAGCTTAGATGCTGGCCCAATCATTTCTTTAATAGCATCGAATTTATTACCTGCCATAGCCAGGTACCTTTGTCCTGATGCAACATCCAAAGCAGTAAGGGGAGTTATCTCATTGACGTCTTTTGCCAATTGTAACATCTCTCTTTGTTCTGCAATGGTAGCACCGGCAATTTTCGAAGCAGTCCAAACTTCATTCTGAACACCCGCAGAGTATTTATAGGCCCTTGCCATTCCCCCTACGAGCTGCATTCCGAAGTCCATTGTATTAGAAGCTGACATCTGTATACCTCTATTCCAGGTATTCATATCATTCATCATTGTTCTGAATGACCCAGATATCTTGCCAGCTTCTTGAGAGAATCGGTCTTTTAAAACCATGGCAACACCGACCTCTACTATACTCCTACTGGTATTCATAATTTATTTTCTTTTCTTTAATTGTTTATAATATTGCTCGGCCATTCCCTTGAATATTTTCCTTATTCGATACGGAAGACGTAAAAAGCCGAAATAGTCTAAGGCTATCTCGGCTCTGGTGATATAAACAAAATCACTCTCTAACATTACTCTTCCGTCAGGTAGAAAAAATTCGGTGCCCAAACTATAGGATAAGTTCTTTCTTCTCCGGTGGTTGGATTAGTGATATGGGATTCACCTTTGAAGATAGGGTCCATAGATAAGATATGCTTTCTCATCTCAGCCATATCCTTTGCAGTAAACGGAGTAAAGTTTTCTACCTTCTCCCAACTACCATCAACCTCTAAGTGAAGATTACGGCAAAGAAGAGGAGCATTCTTAGTTTGTTTATCCAAAGGCAACTTCATGAACTCTTGTTCTCCCTTACCAGTCATACAATCGAATTTAATTCTCTTGCCAGATGAAAGAGTGTATTCATGGTCTACCAATCTAACTCCCTCTGGATAATAAGGGATAGCATCTGGCTTCTGATTTAAATCCTCTACAGTTGGAGTAGTACCGTAATCGAAAAGGAACTCATGAAGGTCTTGGCCATAAGTAATCTTACCACCATTCTCTTTGCCCCAATCATATTCGAATTCTACTTCCTCTCCCAAAGAGAAGATACGAGAATTGAAGATGATTGCATAGCGGTCATTGACTGGTAAGTTAAGGGCATCATCTACGGTTAATTTCCCATTAGGGGTAGCCGTAGTTCTAATTACAATTGCTGCAATGAACTTGGTAAGGTTCATCAAAGTCTTCATGTCTGAAAGGTTACTGAGGATATCTTCATCAGCACCATTCTGTTCTCTGATTTCATATTCGAAACCAGAAGGTCCGGTAAATCTAAATGTTCTAAATTCCATAATTTGATATATTTAATGTTTACAAATGTTCATAGTACTCCGTATAACAACAAGAAAGGGGTGAGCTCCTATCACAGGAATCCCACCCCTCCACCGAATCTTAGTGAAAATAGACTAAGGAATTAGTATTTGTCTGCAGTACCCACCGAGAACTCTATGGACTCTATGGTATTCTCTGAAGCCATTCTGTCCAAGTCTAAGCCGGTAATCTTACATGGCCATACCTCTTCGAAGACGTGGGTATTAAGAACCGAAACTCCATCTTCGGCAAGTTCGTTTACAATAGCCGTTTCCCAATATTGGCTTGGTACTAAGCCACCACCAACTATATGGTCTTGGCAAGAATAGAGCCAGTCATGAAGCCAGGTATCTGAACCTGCAGTAGTCATAAGTTTCTCTACGATAAGATTACCTATAGTAACCCTACCTGCAGTTTTAACGTCTCTATTGACGTCCCCATGAGCAACCTGGTCAATTTCAATATCTGGCAAAGTACAACTTTGGAATAGATAAGTATTGATAGGGTGTTTGGGGAACATGATGCTCCACAAGAATTTCTTCCGTGGGTTTTTTACTTTTGCTCCCATTGTGTTATGAGTTTATAAGTTATTACTTGTTTCTACGATTGATACTGCCTTAGAAGCTGCATCGATTACAATCTCCATAGTTACCTCTTGCATAGGAACTACATCCTTATACTTAAGGATAGCACGGTACTTACCCTGACGAGCATCTGCTTCGTTATTAACCGAAAGGTCATCCCAAGAAGTTGCATCTTGGTCACCCATCCAGGTATACTCGGTCATGGCATCTTCATCTACCAATGAATCCAGTGTAGGTTTAACCTCCAACCAGATTCTCTTCCAAGTACTCCAAACGTTTGGTTCTTCGATATATTTGTTGAGTACCGGGCGAAGAAACTTCTTCAGGTAAAGGTTCAGTCTTACGATTGAAAGGAATCTTTCAGAATCCTGTTTCACTTGAGAAGAGAAGCAATGCCATAGCATGGTTTGCTTACCTGAATCTGGAGTATCTTTGATTACCATCTCATTGATATAATTCTGAGCAAGAGTGTTCAGTTCATTATATCGAGAAGGAGAACCATAATTTGGACATACGGGCCCAACTGCATCTCCAATAACTCCTCGGTTCATACCCGCAAAGGATTTCCAAGGACCATATTGAGTAGCAGAAGCATCTCCCAAACCAACAATAGTACCCACTACATCGGAATCCTGAAGATTACCGTTTTCGTTGTAGTACTTAAGGCCACCTCCAAAGTAAGCAATGTACTTGGAATTACCCACGGTACCAAGACAAGTCTGTACCCAAGTAACCTGAGCTTTATAGTCTCTTGGTTGAGTACCCTGGGTGTAATGGGTTAAGTGTTTTGGGACTTCTATGTACAGTACCCATTCCATCAATTCTTTTGCCATATCTGCAGCAGCCTTATATACCTTGAGTACGTCAGCATCAGTAGTAAGGTGTTGAGAGATATGGGAAATGAATAACTGATAGAAATCCGTATAATCCCTTACCAAGTCCAGAGAAGCAATCCACTCATCAGCAGTGGGTGTAGTTCCAGCACTACCTACAGTACCGGTAAACATCTTCTCTGTATCAGTAGGAGCAGCCCCACCTACGGTAACCGTAACCGCATTTTTGGTACCATCTACACTCTCGGTTAACCATTTGATTAGGTTCTCGAAAGATGAACCTGCTACAACTACCGGTTTGATATACTCTGAGTTCTTAGCAAAAGCACTAAGAGCAAGGTAATCTACCGAAGTATTATTGTTATCATCGGCAGTTTTATAAGTTACTACCGGACCTTGTTCAAGTACCTGGCCATTGCCCGAATAGATTCTATAATACAAAGTATTAGATTGTTTATAGAAACCTACCTGGAAGGTATCAGTACTACCGATGGGGTCTCCATAACCTTTGGTTACCAATCCCAAACTATAGGTAGTTCCACCAGAAGCAATAGTAATAATTGCAGCCGGTGTAGCAGGTTCTGGAACTGCAGAAGCAGGTACTATACCTTCCTCTTCGGATTTAGCAACTGTTTTAGCTTTACCTGCAGTTGCAGCTACTGTACCTTGAGTAGCTCCCTTACCAAGCACTCGAATAACACGAAGCTTAGAACCACCTTGCAAAGCCTTTTCGATATTTGATACAGAACCATCGGGTACAATTTCAGAACCATAGATTCTTTGGAACTGAGAGAATGTAGAGATGATTTCTGATGGGTCATCATAAGGGCCCTTAGTAGTTCTAGCCAATACACAAGAAACTCCTAACATAGGAGTAGTTTGAAGAACATTGTTGTTCTTAAACTTAAAATCAACATGAGGTGAAGTTGGCATAATTCTATTGTGATTAAAGTTAATTACTCGTTTAATTTATACCCTAGAGTATTGTACCTATACCTTAGGTACTTTTAACTCTAGCATCTCATTTTCGTTTTGTTCTAACAATCCAATAAGAACCGATATATCCTTGATAGGTGTAAGAGTACCTTCTCCCAAAGCTTTTTCTGGAAGAATACCGTCCTTACACACATAGGTATATACCTTTTCAAGTATACCATGTTCTACATCAGGGTGGTCATAGTAATTACCAATTTCAATGAATAGGTTTCCGGTAGGTGCAAGCCTGCCCTTGTCCCATTCCTCTAAGTCATTGAAATAAGGTCTTACGTATCCTCTAGCAGGTAAGCCAGTATATAAGATTGTATGTAGCAATCTCATATCGGCTTGTGTTTGAGAAACTAGATGTACATCTATGGTGATATCTTTTGTTTCATAAGGAAACTCTGAAGCTTGGTAATTACCATCCTCAAGTTTATCACCAATGATGTATTTATTCACACCAATATCTCCAGCATAATAACCTTGTAGTTCTATGGTTATTCTTGGGAGAGTCTTTGGGCCTTTTACTTGATTATTCCCTATACCAAAAAGTGGTATAAACTTCTTCATACCTTTGATTGCCTCTTGAAATCTTTTTTCGTTTTCTTGAGACAAAGGTAAGAAGTCTTCTGGGTTTAAGGTAAGACCCATTTCTAACATTGTACTAAGTAGAGAGATATAAAAAGTTCTTTCTACTATTTCTTCTGAGTTTACCATTAAAGTCCTAATTTAATATTTAACTGAACACTTTGATTGCCATTGTCATTAATATAACCATTATAAGTTACCTGAATACCTCCAAAACCACTCATTATGGTTTGTAAATGACCAACACAATTTAATTCACTAACCCATTGAGTAGCAATATTTGAAGGATAATCGGTAAGCCATACTTTAAAGGGTATTGGTTCAGAACCAATACCTCCAGGGAATTGACCCTCTATTGTCTTACTTATATCGGTTATCTTAAATTGTTTTACAAATTTAGCAACTTGAATACCGTTGATAAGGTAGTACTGATAACCCTTTACATTACTAATCTGAGCAGTACTAGTATTTTGACCAAGATTTGGGAATGGTATATTCGGGGTTGGTTCAAAGCCATACTTAGTAGTTCTAATACCTGGAGATTGAGTTATATTTAAAACTATCTCTGGGTTAGGTTCTTGCTGTGAGATAATCTTAACCGTAGTAGTTCTTTCTAATGGGTCATAGTTACTTGGGTTGTGATCTTGATTAGTAGATTTAGTTTTGATAATAAGCTTACCTGCAGCATTAGCTTCCCCAATTTCTTGGGTTACCTCTAACCAATCGGATGAGCTTTCTAATTTCCAATCTACAGCACGGTATTCATCTTGAGGCTCATTATTTATAAACTTCTGTTGGTAACTATATACCCCTATTTCTAGAGTCTCACCCTTTTTAGTACCATCGAAAGTATGGGAAGTAGTTTCCGGAGTGATACTAAAATAAGTTCCCCAGGTCTCTACTATTTTAGGAGCAGCCTTTTGTATCAGAGTTACTTCCCTTTCTACACCCTGAACTACTACCTTGAGGACCTGCTCTTTTAAGGTCTGTTCTGTATTTACTGCTTTCGGTTTTACACGAATGGTAGCAGTACCAGTTCCTGATAGTGAAGATATTTCAAAATCTACTGCCATTATATAATCCTCCTTATTTCTTTTCTAACTTCATTACGTATTTCCTTTTGTAAGGCAGCTTTTCCACCAGCAGCCTTAAATGCAGGAGCCCAGAGAGGACGAGGTGGTAAATTACCATCTCTACTACCATACTCTAACATGATAGCTATCTGATTCAAAGTTTTTCTTGAAGTCTTACCAGTATAAGTAATCTTCTTGATTCCAATTGGTAAACCAACGAAAGTTCTTTTCTTACCTTTTACTAAGGTAACTGACCTGGCATATTGTCCAGTAAGATTTAGCATGGTATGGTCTCCATATTTCTTTATGGTACCAGGAGCATGTGGTGGCCAAGATACTCCGGAACCCCTTGGAGGTACACCAGTATTCAAACTTCGTCTTACTATACGAAGAAGTTGATTACCAAACTTTTCTGTACCTTTCGCATAACCCTTAGTTAAGATACTTGGAGTTTTGGCAATCAACCTTTCTGCACGAGCTTGTTCTCGTTTGTCTACGTATATTTCTAGAGAGCCAACTGGAGTCGATAGTGTAATATTAACCGACTTACTTGGCATAATTCTTATCTATTGTTTAGGTTTATCCAATCCCAGCTCCTGAGCAATTCTCTGTAACAGAGTCTCTTGAGTGGAGATTCGTTGGTCCATGTATTGACGGAACTCCTCAAACCCTGGAGCAGGTTTACTTGGAGCAGAAGGTGATTGGTTAATTGAATTGAGAATGTTATCGCATTCAGAAACAATTGCCTCAAACTTTGGTCGATTGTTAAGTATATTCAAGGCCTTCTGTTTCTGCATAGTAACCTCATTAATTATATTCACTACATCGGTAGTATAATATACACCATTATAAATACCTTCATCAGATTGTGATGGCAAGTATACGGTGAGTTGTGATACCGAATCTTGGATTACCAATTCGACACTGTTAACAAAGCCGTCTTTAGCACCAGAGGCCATTGGTTTACTTTCTCCTACCTTTACGATTCTTGCTGTATCAAAAATAGGATAACCAGACCGTCTGTCTTTTTCTAATGTGAAAATCACTTCACCTTTCTGTACCTTTTGGAAAATCAATGTTCTTTCGTCCATAATCATCTTTTATTTATTAAGTTTAAACCAAATGAAACTGCACCTGGATTCCTTTGCATGAAGTCTACCAGGTTTAAGAATTGATAGTATCCAAATTGATTTATGAGTACCTGAGCTTTGTTTGCTACTTCTTGTGCAATCTCTATATTGGGAGCAGGTAGAGCTAATTGTATCTTGAATTCGGTGAGTTGTTCTTGTTCCATAATTCCTTAGTTTAATGAGTTAAAACGAAAAAAGGAGTACACCTAAAATAGATGCACTCCTTTTTAGTCATCCCGGCAAATTAAAAATTACCGAGCCGGTGTAGTTGTACCTTTTAAGGCAGCCACAACTTGATTGATAATGTTCTGGTCTCTCTGGGCATCTACCACTCGATTCAGACGGGCAATCTCCTGGTCCTTTGCAGTGTTCTCAATGAGACATTTGATTTCCTGTTGTCCATTCTTGAGGTCACAGCAGCAACGTTCCAGCCTCTGTCCGCGATTACAACGCCATCGCCGGCACCTTTTACTTCTACTCCCATAATTGTAAGGTTTTAAAGATTAATACTTAGGTTAATTATACATTAAATACAGAATAGTGTTGTATTTTTATTACCCCAAATTAAATACGTATTCATAAGTAATTGTTGCAGCATTCTGAGTTATGTTGACTGTAAGCTCCCAACCATCATCATCATTTTCTGCTTGCCTTAATTTAATGGTACCTGACCTTGTTGATTCTACGGTATTCTCTGTTAAGGTTAAGGTTAACCCATAGTTTCCATTATCACTCGATAACGTTGTAATTGCTACATTTGTAACCCAACTTGGTTTTGAGGTTACAGTTAAGGCTAATGGGTATCTTGTACTTATTTCAGAACCGTTTATTACCTTAGTCTTAAAAGAATAAGCTACATCAACTGTAAAGTTATTACCTCCCAAAGCTGATAATCCAGTTCTGGTAGTAGTTCTTGAACCAGTAGGGGAAGTAAAAGCCAAATAATACTTATAGGATACTGAAGCACCACCCTGAGTAATATCTACATAATCAGAAGCCCCATCATAGTTAGCAAAGACTCTAACGGTTCTAGAACTGGTACTACTGTTTGAAGAAGCAGTAAGGGTAGTCCCAGATAATGTAAAACCCGAAATACCATTGGTACTTAAGGATGGGTCAGCAGTATCATAGCCATCCCTTACTGTGTAACCAGAAGTATAATTTGAATATCGATCTCTACTTGCACTTGGATATAAAGTTACACTTCCTCCAGTATTAGAAATAGTGTATGAACTAGCAGTTAGAGTTACAGACCATGAACCATAAGAATAGCTCAACCATTTATTTGCCTCTTGATATACAGGTATACTTACAGATTTAGTTTTACCATTGAGTGATAAAGTACCAGTAAGTGTACCTACTTGGGTTCTAGATTTTACGGTATCTTCCAGATTACTTGCACTAACTGCAGTACCATAACTAATACTAGCACCACTTGTAATCGTACCTCCTCCCGTTGTAGAACCATTCCATCCCCAAGTTTGAGAATATGAGGGCATAGTAGAGAATGAACTTCTTGTACCTCCACTTGCAGGTATATCGGTTACAGCTCCACCACTTGCAGTAATTTCACTATAAGTCTTATAACCTGCAGATTGAGAACAAGATATGGTTACTTTCTTATTGGTTTCTGCTTGGGTTAAAGTTACGGTACCACTACGAGTACTGGTAGAAGTATTATTACCCATAGTTACTGAAGTACCGGTACCGGATATACTTCCTCCATTAGCTCTAGTATAAGTTAAAGAAATTTGGTTACCATAAAAATGGCCATTTCTTAATTCTTGCTTGTATGAAGTTACCGTGAAAGTTTTAGTACCTCCAGTTGCCCCAAAAGACATAGAAGTGGGGTTTACACTAAACCCATAACTCCAAGATTGAGATGCAGCAGCTTGAGTAAAGGTAGCAGAAACGGTTTTACCAGATTCATCTTGAGTATAAGTTCTAGTATGAGCTCTTGAAGATAGAGCTAAATTTTCGGTAGCAATAAACCCCATAGTATCAGTAGACCCCTTTAACCAATCTGGTAAAGTTGTTCCGGTATGACCCACTGTTACCGAAGAGCCTTGAGCTACCCCATCCCAATACTTTTGTTTAGTTGAAGTTAAACCTATTCTAGCAGGGGTTGATTCTCCACCTATAGCAGGAAAAGTAAAGGAAGTATTTATAGCTGTAAATGTATACCTATAAGTTACCTTATGAATATCCTCTAACTTTACTGTTTCGTTATTTCCATAGGAACCGGCATTGGATAGTTCCAACCCCACATAATTTTCCCCTGTTCCTGTAGGGGAGAGTGCTAACAATTCAGCCTTGGTAGGACAGTCATTTCCTGTCTTACCAAGGCCTACTTTAGTTTTGACAGCACTCCAGGTTGCTATCTCTCCCATGATTATTTATTTTTAAGTTCTTGAATCTCAGCCTTCAAAGCCTTAATCTCATCGTAGAGAAGTTTAACACCCTCGATTGCCAAAGTTGACATCTTGTGATATTTAACTTGTTTTACGAGTACATACTCTTCCCCATTGATTTCCAAAGTTTCGAATTCCTCTGGATTAGGTACTGTAGATTTCTCTACTGGAACTTCCTCTACATATTTACCAAATCCCAATCCCTCAAGATTCTGAGCAATAGTTCCCTCGTCCTCTTTACCAAGCATTTCGAATGACTTAGTTGGTATCTGGCAAATCTGTTCCAGAGTATGATTCAAATCCTTAATGTTAGATTTGAGTCGAACATCTGAAGATTCTTTGAAGAAACCAGAAGGAGCCGTGGTCTTAGCAAATACTACCTGGTCGGTAGTTGCCAATCCCAATTGAGCTCTAGTTACTGTATGAGGATTATCCTTTCTACCTGCATGGCTATTGATAGAAGTTTGAGCAGCAGTACCTGCAGCCTTAGCATCGGCAATAGCAGCAGCCTGAGCAGTAGATACTGGCTTATCAGCATCAGAAGTATTATTAACATTACCCAATCCAACCTGAGTTTTAGTAACTGCATGAGGATTAGATTTATTGGCAATGTGATTATTTACCTTAGTTTCTAATGCAGTTACATCTGAACCAGTATCGGCAATCAAATCGTCAACGTAAGTTTTCAATTCTGTACGAAGAGCATTGATGGCATTAGTTCTATTGGTAATCTCATTTGCCAACCCCTGTACGGTATTATCCAAGTTAGTCTTATCTGCTGCAGTCATTACACCTGCAGTAGTCTTAGTTGCTGCAAGTATATCTCTAATTAAATCTGTAGCACCTTCATAAGTCTTACCCTCTGCACTCTTAGTTTTATTATTAAGAGTAGCTCTTACATTAGTTGAATTATGGGTAAGAGTGAATCCAGTAAGAATAATTCCTGGAAGAGAACTATTAAAGGTATCATGAGCATTATCTTTTGCAATACGGGCCTCTTGTTCAGCTTCAATAGCATCTGGTAAGGTTTGATTAAGCTTTATTACACTATCGGCATCCATCAGACCAGCTTCTTGAGTAGTGGCTGGGGTTAGAGGGATTACCATCCCATCGGGTTTATCAATGTAATGCCCTTGACCATCCGTAGCAGAATAGTTACATAAGATAATAACATTACGCTTATTTTTGTTAGCTATTGAAACCTTACTAATTAAATTTTTAGGCATGCTAGATACCACATCCTCAAGATGCTTACCTCTACTACCTTCGAAAGCAGTACCTGCGATTTCCCCAATGATAAGAGACGAAGTATTACTGTCTACGAATTTAGTACCTGACCAACGGAATTGGTATGGAGGTTCACCATCGGCAACATTTATATAAATCTTACCAGATTCTCCAACTACGGGAGTTTGGTGACCTGCATCCGTATACAATTGAACATTAGTAAGACCTCCAGTGGGGCTTACATCATAGGTAGCATATACTTCAAGTACATCATCTACATATGAAGGCAAATGGTTAGCAGGTACTAACCCATTCCCATCCAATGGAGCAAAGCCATCAGCCTTACCCTTAGTTGCTACAAAGGCATCATGCTTAGCTTCTAGAGTGTTAATGTTATTCTGCAGTTTATTATCAAGGGCAGTGTCTGCCGCAGTTCTATCAGCAATCTCTTTATCAATCCTTGCACCCAATGCAGTATCAGCAGAAGTACGAGCAGTTGCTTCATCGTTTACAGCTTTAGTAAACTTGGTATCTAAAGCAGTATCTGCAGCTTTTCTATCAGCTACTTCTTGAGCAAGAGCGGCTTCTGATTTACCGTCCAAAGCTTCGATAGCATCTTTACGGTCCTGAACCTCTTGAGCAATAGCATTGGGTAATGTCTCATCCAGATTAACTTTATCTTGGGCGGTCATTACACCGGCTTTTTCTTTAGTAGCTGATGGGATATGAGTAGTCTTATAATCTTCAGGCTCATGAGTATAAATACCCTCTTCTTTTTTAGAAGAGAAATTATGAGTTAAAGTAACATGACTACTTTGTTGACCTACCTCAACTGGTTTATCACCAGATAAGATAATAATATTATCTGGTATAGAATCAAACAGCTTCTTATCTGCTGCAGTTTGTACACCGGCCTTTTCTGCAGTAGAGGCAGGCAATGTAATAGGATTCTGTTCTACTGTACCATCTTCAACTACGGTCTTAGTTGCAGCTATACCTACTGTGGTTTCATTAGGTGTTACTGCACCAAGGGCAAAGTTAGCAGTAGAGATTCTATCCAATTCTACCTTATCTTTCGCAGTCATCGTACCAGCCTTAGTAGCCGATACCTGAGGCAAATCGAAAGTTTCGGTAGTATCAGCATTCAAACCGTTATCCTTAGTTACGGTTACTGTTACCTTATTAGCATCAGAAACTGCAGAGAGATCAGTTAAAGAATTTGGGTCTAACCCATCTAACTTAACCTTGTCTGCTGCAGACATAACTCCTGCAAGAGTTTGAGTTACCGGGAGTAAGTTCTTGGTAGCTTCTACTTCTTCACCATATTGGTTATTTGCATTATCCTTGGTTGAAGTCTTTACCTTGAAAGAAAGTTGGGTACCGGTTCTTGTTACAGCACTAACATCGGTAACCATGGTATCAGGCAAAGCATCAGAAGTACCTTCTTCAGCTACCAGTCTTTCTTCATGGTCATCGGTAATGTTAGTGAACTTATTATCTAAGGCAGTATCAGCATCGGTTCTGTCCTGAATTTCTTTATCGATACGTTTACCCAAAGCTGTATCGGCAGCAATACGGGCAGCTTCCTCTGCATCGATATTATCCTGGAGAACTTTATCAGCAGCAATTCTTTCTTCCCTTTCTGTATTGAGGTCAGAAGTATTCTGGTCGATTTTTGCCTCCAATCGGATATCTTCGGATTTACGAGCAGCAATTTCACTTTCCAACAAATCCTTGATGGCAGTGTAATTACCATTAACGTTATCTTGAATACCCTGGATTAGTTCCAAGTTACGTTGGATATTTGCCGAATTCTGATTTACCAAAGCATTGGTAGCATTCAGAGAAGTTAATAACTCTGTACGAGTTTCACTAACGAAAGTTCTCAAATCGTTTACCGTTGTGGTAAGAGTAGTACTCAGGTTAGTGAAAGATTGTTGCAGGTTATCATCCCCTTGTTCACGCAAGTTCTTTTCGGCAGTAAGCTTATTCTCCAATTCGGTAAGCTTAGCAGTCATGGTTGCAGCAAAATTGGGGTCATCCCCTAATGCCTTAGCAATCTCTGCTAGAGTATCAAGTACTTCTGGTGCAGAACCAATAATCTTTTGGATAGCTGCATCTACTTGTTCTGAGTTCTGGAAATCGGAATCGTTGAGCAACTCTGATACCTTAGTGATATAATTTGCATGTTCTTCGATGCCATCAAGTTTAGCATACAGAAGGTCGGTAAAATCATTTGCAGAAAGACCCTTGCCATCTACTTTATCTACCTTCTTATTATCCATTGCCTGGTCTGCAGCAGTACGGTCTGCCTTTTCCTGAGCAATAGCATTATTAATAAGGGTATCTTGATTAGCACGTTCGGTAGCTTCCTTATCGATATTGGTTTGCAACAGAGTATCACCTGCCAAACGTTCGTTCTTCTCAGTAAGGATATCCTGGTTGATAGCAGCCATGTCATCCTTGTGATTCTGAAGGTTGGTATCAATCTTTGCCTCAAGAGAAGTTTCCTTGGCAATTGCTCGGTCTTTCTCTGTATTAATTGCAGTGGTATTATTCTTAACCTGTTCTTTAAGGTCATTCATAGCAGTCGTATTGCCTGCCTCTAGAGAATCAATACGAACTCCCAATGCAGTATCAGCCGCAGCTCTGTCCGTTTTCTCTTGGTCAATCTTGGTATTCAATTTACCTACCTCTGATTCCAAAGCTTGTTTGGTATTATCCAACTTAGCAGTGAATTCTGTAGACAAGGCTTTATCAGCAGCAGTACGGTCTGCTACTTCTTTATCAAGATTTACCTGAAGAACTTGGTCTGCAGCTGTTCTCTCAACACGTTCAGTGTTAAGGTCGATATTTACATTATCGATACGAGAACTCAAGGCACTATCTGCATTGGTACGGTCAACGATTTCCTCGTTAATCATATCCTTAACTTCCTTGTAGTTATCGCCTACAGTCTTGGTTAAGTTAGTGATTGCCTCTGAATTTCTTTCGATATTATGTTGGTTAGTAGCGATTGCCGTAGTATTGGCATTTACCTGCTCGGTAAGCTCATTACGCAAAGTATTGATAGACTCTTGCATACTCAAAGCCAAGTCTGAGATACGCTGGTTAACATTAGCCAGACTTTGAGTATATGCTTCATCAGCAGTCTTTCTTTCGGCAATCTCCTTATCCAAGTTAGCCTGAATTACTGCATCGGCATCTTTACGGTCTTGGATTTCCTTATTAAGGTTATCCCTTACAACCCCGAGTGCAGCATCTCCAGTAGCAGACTTATTGTCTACGTATTCTTTCAGTTTAGTTTCAAGGGCAGTATCTGCATCCTTACGAGCTTGAACTTCAGCAGCTACTTCAGCACTGTTTGCCTCATCCCCTGCAATACGGTCTTCGATTTCTTGGTTAACCTGTTCTGTAATTGCAGCCAACTTCCTAGTGATAGTAGTTGCAAAGTTGGGGTCATTTCCAAGGGCATCAGCAATTTCCTTAAGAGTATCAAGTACTTCAGGTGCTGAACCAATAATCTTTTGGATAGCCGCATTTACTTCCTCTTCAGTTTGGAAACCGGCATCATTGATAAGCTGAGAGAGATGGGTAATATAGTTTGCCTTTTCTTCTATGCCATCCAATTTAGCTTTGAGTATATCGGTAAAGTCGTTCTTAGTCAAAGAATAACCTTCACGTTTATCTACCTTCTTAGCATCAAGGTCTTTATCACCTTTTTCTCTAGCAGCAGCCTCGGCAGCAATAGCATTAAGCAATTGTTCTTTGTCTTCTACACCCTGCTCTTTTATATCCTCAATTTTGTGTTCGAGAACTAAATCCTGAGCAGCACGAGCAGTAGCCTCTGAATCTATATTGTTCTGTAATATCTGGTCTGCAGCAGTACGTGCTTGAGCTTCCTGGTCAATCTTACCTTGAAGAGCATTGTCTGCATTTGTACGATCTGTTACCTCTTTAGAGATTTCATTGTGAAGAACTTGGTCCTCAGAATGACGGTCTACCTTCTCTTGGTCAATCTTACCTTGAAGAGCTAAAGTATCAGCCTGGCGATTAGTGATTTCTTCATTAATCTTAGAATCCAGTACGGTATCTGCATTGGTACGATTTGCAGTTTCTTCAGCAATCTTTGCCTCGAGTGCGGCCTTATCATTGATATGGAGAGTCTTAAGGTTATTTACACTTTCCTTAATCTCATTATCGGCAGCGATACGTTCATCTTTTTCCTTTTGAATAAGGTCCTTGAGTTCTTTCTCAAGTTCACCATTATCTTGATTTACCTTATCTTCAAGGTCTTTGATGTCTTCAGCATTCTTATCTACCTTCTTCTCAACTCGGTCGATTTCAGCTTTTAAGTCTGCCTTAACGGTATCAATCTTCTTATTGATTTGGTCTAACCCATATTCTAGGTTATCCTGAACTGCAGCTACTTCAGCACCCAGAGCAGCTTCGGCTTCCTTAGCACGATTAACCTCTTCGGTTAAAGCAGTACGAAGGTCGGTTAATTTATTAGTGATAGTAGTTGCAAAGTTGGGGTCATTGCCCAATGCTTCTGCCAACTCTTTAAGAGTATCAAGGGCATCATCAGCACCATCAACCAAATCACTAATCATCTGTTTAACTTCTTCCTCGGTTTGATATTTCAAATCATTCTCAAGCTGAGAAACTTTAGTGATATAATTTGCATGTTCTTCGATGCCATCAAGTTTAGCCTTCAACTCATCGGTAAAATCATTTTTCGATAAGTCGTATCCTTCTTTCTTATCTACCTTATTCTTGATAGAAAGTACGAAGGCCCAGAACTCATTTATAGTTCCTCCAAAGCCAGCTTTAACAAAGTCATCATAGTAACCCTGTAATAACCGCTGGTCTATTTCTTCGCAGGTATAATACTTACTTACATACATATTTTATAAAATTTAAGGATTAATTACTGCACGTTGACGACCCAGTAAGAATTCAGAATCGATATCCCTGAATGGTTCTCCCTCTGAACCACAGAAGGCATTCATTGGTACATCTGGATTTTCGGGGTCTACATCTCCACCGTCCTCAATATCTCCCCGTATGCAAGCATAATCAGGAAGCCTATTTACACGGAACTTTATTACCTGGCCTATACCAGGATGAGGTATTATTTTATCCCAGATATCCCCGAAGTAATCTTGAAAGCAGGTGACAAATTTGTTTCCGGTCATCGATTGAAATGCCGTTACATTATTGCCATTACCTTTCATTTCAATATGAACTCCAGAGGTACCATTGAGGATAACCAGATTACTATCAAACCAGATTCCACTGGAGGTAGTAATTGGGGTCCACCTCAGTACTAACATCTTTGCCATACACTTAATGTTTTATTCTACAAATTCAATTTTGGTATCTCGGTCTCTCTTTAGGATAACCATGAAAACTAGAGCCTCATCCTTTGCCTGAGCAGTTTGAGTGTCACCGGATGGTTTATACGTTATACCATTGATTACGAACCTATCTTGTTCCCAATTAAAATCCCAATATCCCTCAGAGGTAAGATAACCAATCTGTTCTATATAAGATTTAGAAATTAGTATTGATAAGTTTTCATCGTCCAATTCTCCAGTTACTGTAGCCTTATTAATTGGCCAGTTTCTGAAAGCATTGTAGTAACATAATGCCTCGATTTGGATATTGTAATACTTGGGTATACTATCTTCGGCATGACTGAGAAGCTGATTAACATGTTTGGCCCAGGTTATGGATTGCCTACCAGCATCCCAATCTAAGAAGTCAGTGATAATTTTCTTGTATCTATCCCAAGAGCGGTTCTTTACCATTCTCCAGGGTTCTTTTGTCATAACTTAGTTAGAATTGATTTCTTACCACCTTTCACTGGAGCACTTGGATTTGGCCCATCTAATACTCCAGGTTGCCTTCTGTTAACTACTTTTGGGACTACGGTTCTAAATACTTCATCACAGAACGGTAAGTAGATTTCCAATCGTGAAGCTAACATACAAAGGTTCTTCCTTAATTCATCTATTAATCCACCTGGTTGCATTGCTTGAGAAAGTGTTTTCCATAGGGAACTTGTAGCATCTGCCAAGGTATCATAATATTGCACTTCAGTAGGCCCAGTAGTGATTTGTTTTATCCTATCACCTCGGGCAAGTTCGGGTTTAGAAGTACCATCACCAGTTTGTTCTTTGGTAGAAGTTAATTGACTTAGGTATTCTGAAGTACTTGTTAATAGATTAAGTATCTTCACATTGAGAAAGTCCCATGCTGCCAATTCCATTATTAATTGGTTTTCTAGTGCTTCATACCATAATTCATCAGTATACTTATCTGCAGGAATTTGGTGATTTACTAGAGGACCAATATAATATTGCCATTTGGTGATGTAGATAGATTTATCTTCCCTGGTCATTCCCTCTGATATCTCTGAAGGAATATAGTGGTCGATTAAGTTATATATTGTATCGGCTAATGCCGTATGACCATAATCACAAACTACCAGAGTCTTATCTACGGTGATATCTAAACCATTAGAGTTGGTTACATGTAGGGTTACTGTATAGAAACCGGGAGCTTCATAAGAATAGGAAACATGTCTTCCACCATTGAAAACCTCTCCCTTATCATCGCCAAAGTCCCAGTCAAAAATAGATTTGGCCGGGACTTTGGATATGACTCTGAATGAAACTTCCAGACCTGACGTAACGTACAAAAAGTCCAGATTATTTTTCATATTAGTCTGTCTTATGTAATTTTCATATATTAACCTTTAGAAGAAGATTCAAATTCTTCCAGCAAAGCCTGGAGAAGTGTTTCTACTGTATCATCTTTCTCGGCAACGATTTCATGTAAACCAGCTACCAGCTTCAGTTCTTCAAGAGAGTATCCCTTTGAAAGCTTTTCCAAAGTCATGCCCTTTTTAAACTGGGCATTTAACCTCTTGTCCAACTTTTCGATATCAGCCTCTGAATACTTTTCGATTTCCGATTTATCGGCAATAATAATCAGATGACCCGAAGCAACAGCCTTCTGAATTTTCGGTGTACGGAATTGACGACGAGTGAGTTCTTTTTCTTCTCCTCTACAAATGATAATACCAGTTGATTGGTCATGAAAACTGTAAGCTCTTGGTCCCACAGTTAATGTATATTTATCTTTAGCCATATTTTCTAAGATTTAAAAAGTGATAAAGAGAGGATGAGTCTTTTTAATTACCCACCCTCTCAGGGAATTTATATAGATGAAACCGGACTGCCCTTATTATTCGAGGTTAACCATCAAATATGGGTCTACGTTCATGAACTCGGGGAATCCGAATTCTGAGAACTTCTTGTCAGCAGCCAGCAATAGAGTTGCATCCTGGTACATCTTAGAGAAGCCAGTAGTCAAGCTTGCATAGATTGCCTGAGTCTGGTTAGAAACGATTCTTTCCGATTCAAGCATCAACTGACGAGCAGTAAGCTTAATCAAGGCAGCAGAGGTATCAATCAACAACAGCTGTTGGTCAGGTGTTCCCGGATGGATATAGAAGTCAGCATTCTTGGGAACCGGAGACTTCACATTCAGTGTAGCTTCGGTAGTACCAGAGTGACGGTCTTTAAATTCCGGCAAGTTCAGCATTTCGATTGCCTGGTCTTCACCACCAATCATAGTTTGGAAGTTACGTCCCATACGAGCAGCACGTACCCAAATATGCAGAAGGTCTTTGTAAGTGATACCGTTAGTTGTTTCGTATACACCAATTACTGGGGCAGACTCAGAGCCATCAGGGTTGTTACCATTGATAGCCACGTCCATAGCCAAAGTATCCAAAGCATAACCCAACTGAACACCAAAGTCACGAAGATAGATCCCCAAGACATCGAGTGAAACATAGTTACGAACTTCATCAGTAAGTTTGAAACCCTTTCCGATTTTGAAGAGGCTAACTGATTTTTGTCCGAAGCTAACATCACCCAATGGAATAGTTTCTGCTTCGTTAACCTTTGCAGGAGCAGCATCCGACATATTAACCATCGGCATAATTGCTTGCAATCCGTTAATGGATTGGTCTGAAGCGATGATGTTCGGATAGAACGGTGCTTGACGCATACCAAGAGTGATAGCAGCACGGATAATCTCCGGAACAATCCAACGGATATTCTGCTGAGGCATAGTAAAGATGTTCTGCATGGTATCAACCTTTGGATTGATGCCCACCTTTTCGAAGAGTTCATCCTGTGAAATTCCCCATTTACCCGTAACCAATTCTTCAAAGGTTACTTCTACAGGCTTCTTATCCTGTGAACCGGAACGAACAGCTTCCAAGCTTCTTACCATTTCCGGCAGCTCATTCATAAAATCCTGAGCCTTCAACTTTGTAATATCTATTTTATTTTCCATAACTTCTTTTCTCTTATTTGATGAGTACTTGAATTACCTCATTTGCCTCTTCTGCTGGATTAAGGGCAATGAACTGGGTTGAAGTTGCTTGGTTAGCTTTTACGAATCTATCGTTAAGCAATTCTCCATCGGGAGTTACATAGCCAGCTTCGATATTTTCGTTTGATACCCAGTTACAAATCATGTAACCTTCCATAGCTACTGTTACCTCTACCGAGAAATTTCTTTGAGGTTGATAAGCAGGGTTAACGTTATCCGTTACTGCTACACCCAAATAAACTTGAGTAGCTGTATCAGTGCAAGGGTAAATCAAACCTTCTTCATTCAAAGCCACTGGCATACCCTGTACGATTTTCTCTCCAGCTTTAACATTGAAAGCCTGGTGCAATTTGTGTGACTCACTTTTGTAAATCACCGCTCTCGGGGTTCTTTCCCCAAAGAGAGTAAGTTGCTGAGGGTCGTTTACGATTTTAGTTTTTTCCATAACGCGGATTATTTATATTAGTTATTTGATTTTGTTTCGATACAAGTTATCGATTACATTCTTAGTACTCGGAGATTCTGAATTCCGTTGGGTATCAGTACCCTGGGTTCCAGTTTTACCCTCGGTATCATCCTCAGCAATTGAGGAAGCACGGTTGACGTCCTTAGAACCACATTTTGAGCAAGTGAGAGGGAACTTCTCTTCCAAGCGAGCTTGGTAATCCTTGGTCAAGGAAATAAGAGTAGTAATACCAGTAGTCTCGGCATTGAGCATCGTAACGATTGTCTCATCTACCTTATCACCCATCAACTTCTTGTAGGTTTCTACGGCATTTTCACGTAGAGAAGCAATGTGATTCTTTCCTACGGTTGCCATTTCCTTCAAGTTAGCTACTTCGGCATTCAAGTTGGTAATCTGTTCCGTAAGAGAAGTTTTCTCTGTAGTAAGATTATCTACCGAAGTTTGCAATTCGTTTCTGGATGATACCAAAGTCTGAATGCAGGCAATTACATTTTCCTGATTCATCTCTTTACCTTCTTCCAGGGTAAGCATGTTATCCCCAAAAAGGCTTTCAAGAAATTTTAGTAATTCTTCGTTCATGTTATTTTTATTTGAATGATTATCCTTGGCATCATTATCATTAAAAGAACCCTGAGTATCGTCCTTTTCTTGATATGATGTTAAATCCGATTTGTAATCAGTAAAGAAGTATTGCTTCGATTTATCATCCCTATATTCTTCATAGGATGCCCAAGTTCTTTTGGCAAAAGTTGGGTTAATGATTTTACCATCCGAACCAATTTTCTGGGCAAATGAATCAGCCCCATGTGAAACTAGTGAGGTCTCAAGGTAACGAACAATTTCAGTAACAATTCTACGTACCAGAACTCCCTTAGAGTCATAAGTACCCAGTTTCTGATAAAATTCGTTATCTTCCATTTGGGGATGGGATTTATCCCACTTAAATTGTACAGTAACTGAATTACTATGAATTGAAGGAGGTTCCATAAGGATGCCTCTAGCAATTCTTGGGTTTGCCTTACCATCGATTTTCAGAATACCGTTGATACCAGCGGGTATAGTAAAGCTACCGTCTTTATAGGATTCCTGCCACATTACTTGTGATACAGCACCAATAGCATTACCGATGTTGGTTTCATGGTCACAGTTTACTGTTTGACCAAGCAACATCTTCATAGAAGCCTTTAGTACTCCATTCTGACCAAAGTCTGTCGGGTTCCAATTCTTAGATACAATCGTTTCTGAAAGTAATCTGAACATTGGTTCGATAAACTCTTCGTCCTTAGGAGTTAGTTCCGATTTGTCTAGGTTGGGATAGTAAGTATTATAATCTATATCCCCTCCCCAAAACCCAAATTGAGCAATGGAATCCGGTGTAGGATTTTTCCATTTGTAATAATTCTCTGAGAAAGCCTTGGCTCCCACTGATTCTGGGATATACCCAGCCATAATGGTATGGCCTTGACCTATCACCATAGAATCAAGATGCTCTTTGTTTTTCTTTGTAAATTTACTCATCTTGCTTTAGTATTTTGGTCTCCTCGAGAAGGAGCCGGGTTATTCTTATCTCTTGACCTACGAGCAGATTGGTTTTTATCATCTTGCCTTTGTTTCTTCTTAGTTCCTTCTTGTGGGTCTATATTACCTCCCTTAGCAAATTGGTCCTCAAGTGAAACTCTTGGTTCTTTCTCATCAGGAGAATCATAACCCATTGCCCAAGCATATTGCTCTTGACTAATGATACCAGCCTTATACAATAAGTCAAGGTTCTGTATCTTATACTGAAGACCTTGTTGGATTTTAACTTCATCAGAAACTGTAGAAGTTCCCCAATCAATCTTCATTCCCTTATTATTAAAGCCTGCCAGACGCAGTTCTAGAGAATAAAGTCGGTCCAATACATAAGCTACAAGCATTTGGATATTTTTTAACTGGCTAATCATCTTAGACAGCATTATACCAGTTGCACCTTCACCAGTAGTAGATGATACCCCAATGATAGAGCCATTAACTCCCAACCCATTTGCTACAGATTGTTGGTTCATATTCCAAGGCTTCTCGATATTACCGAGCTCCTTAGTAGTAGAATTTAGTTTGAATTCATGGTCATCTATGTAACCAGCAACTACTCCATCCTTCATACCCTCTTTAACATTACGTTTAAGGATATTAAGTTCATGGTATAATCGGGATTCATAAGCTTTTATACTCTCATTTGGTCTTTGTGGAGATTTCTGCATCTTAGCTTCTAAGAAACCAACCATACCACAAATCTCCATGATATGTTTGAAGTTAATCTTCATATCATTTTGTCCTTTGAGAGAATCTAATGCAGGCATAAATGGAGGAACTCCATAAGGTTCATCGGTATCATTGAACATACCAACATAGAAGTAGGTTTCTGGGTTAAGCTTAATGTAATCTTGTTGCTTAACAAAGAAATTTATATTCTTTTGGTAAGGAGCATACACCCCATTTAATTCACGTTTAAACTTGATGTGTTCTGGCTTAAGGAATAATACAGTAGCCAAACCATCAAGCTTATCATTGGGTACTCCTTCTACGGATATTGCCCCACTTACAAGAAGTTGAACAATCATTTTATTAACTAAACCATCTATACCAGCAGTATATCTGGTCCATCCCTTGGTGGCTTTCTTAAGATGTTCTCTCATCTTTGAAGCCTCTTCATCGGTGTTATTAGGGAAAGTTACTGTATGACTGGTGTTAGCTAACTTAAACATATCTTGTAATGCAATGCCCATATCGGGATTTACCTTATATAAATCCCGAATTAAAGGTATCACATCAACACGAAAAGAGGGTTCAACTAATTTAGTCAACCCTTGTAATGATGTAATTAAGTTATCACTATCATCGTCAACTGAAACCCTACCAGGTGAAATTGATGTGGCAGGCTTTTCCTCTTTATTAGAGGATGTACCATTCTTGGGAGGGTCCTTCTTACGTCCCCAACCCCAACTAAAATTGAAGTACTTTTTCATCTTGGTTGTACGATTACGTTAGTTTTTCCTTTCCTTATGTGATTACATATTGCTTTTCCAAAGATATCATCATCGGCATATACATCTCCTTCAAGGTCTACATCTACAGCTGAATTGTTAGCCCTATGTTTACCCATTGCAACAGGTCTACCTAAACCATCATAAATGAAAGTATAAGCTTCTTGTACAAAGAATGGGTCCTTAATGATTACGTGATCTAATCGAATATCTTCTTCCAAGTTTTCTATTATCACTGAACGATTCTTTTGGGTGGTTAACCAACCAGGGGATTTATCCATTTCAGGTCTACTTTTACCTTTTTTCTTCAGCATCTTCTGGTAGTAGTAAAGGTTAGGGTAGCCTTCGTCTTGAAGCTTAGAAGTTACTGATAAACCAACGTCATTGGATTCTGGAGCTATTACTGCCCAGTTAAACAACTTCCCAGTATCACCAAGTAACTTAGCATAAGCTCCCACTGCCATTCTTCCCTTATATACTACTTGTTCTTCTCCTAGCTTATCCATACAAGTAAATGAAGAGTAGTCAGAAGCTCTACCAGTTGAAACGTCTGCACCAATGAAATATTCTTTATCTGATTCTGGTTCACAGAATTGCCTGTATTGACCATTGAATCTTTTCTTTATTACTGGATAATCACTAAGGCAGTCTTCGATAGCCTTAATATCAGCTAAATCGAAGACTGTATTACCTGATGACAAGAAGTCACCATCAATTTCTTGTGCAGTTCGTTTTGCTCCCAAAGCAGAAGACATTTGGTTATACCAATTGATATCTCGTTCTGGGTGCATTTGCCAGTATAATCGAATTGGGTTAAAAGGATTACCTCCTGCAATGGCATCTACCCAAGTTGAGTGATAGAAATTACCAACTCCATAGGGAGTGGAATTGACGATGGCAGCTCCACCAGTGGAAAGAGTAGGGAATGCAGCAGCCCAAATTTGAGCAGCCCATCTTACTACTGCTGCCTCGTCAATTACCAGAAGAGAAAGGGATTCCGAACGACCGGCTTCGGATGATGTCGGAATTGATTCAATAAATGACCCATTATCAAATTCTATCATGGAAGCAGAACCGTATTCTCCAGCTCTACCATTGATTATGGGAGTTTGAAGGTACCATGGAAGATTCTTGTACATGAACTTAATCTTCTTAAGCACCTTCTTAGCAGTTGTGTCTTTGATAGAGATAATGTTTATCTTTTTGTTGGGATGGTACATCGCCAACCAAAGACAGTACATTGAAATAAGTTCTGTAATTCCTGCCTGACGGAATTTGAGAATGATATTGAATCGTTGGGCAATGAAATTGTAGAGAACAGATTTCTGAAATGGGTATAAATCGAATCTTACCTTTCCTCTTACTGGATGTATCACATAGCAAAAAAGGCTAAAAAAGAAAACATCACTAGAAACTCGGGATAGGTTTGATAGCTCCTCCCGAGTTAATGTAGTTCTAGTTTCTGAGATAGTCTTTGCCATTACTTAAAAGTTATATGTTATTTGAAATTCGATGTCAGTACCCATCCCTGATTTTATCTTCGGATAGTAAAAGGTATTGACTCCGAATTTGTAATTAAATCTCTTAGTCTTGATTGAAAGACCAGCTCCCATATCGAATAGATTATTGAAAGGTCTATATTTGCCATAAACGTATGGACTAAGTGATAACCTTGCAACTTTCTTTCGAGTTAATTGACCTTCATACCAGTTATAGTTGTACTTATCTAAGTTAATTTTGAACAATCTAGTTGAATAAGTTCCAGTCTGTTTATTGAATAGACTCAAGTTCAACTTATCTTTCTTCAAAACAATTTGAACCAGGGAATCTTGTTTACTGATAGCTGGCTGCCTTAGCATGGAATCAGGAAAGAGAGTTGGCTGCCTATTATCGTAACTATTATCGTAAACTAAGATTTTACCTGGTTCAATTTCTTCAGAATACTTCTTCTCTGGTTTGAAAGGTTTGTCTTTGTATACTGTATCTGGGATTTCATTGACCGCTAGTTCCAGGGAATCAACCTCTCGAGAAAGTTTATAATTCCTGAAGCAAAGGTAAATAGTAAATCCTAGAAGTACAATAAACAAGGCATTCTTTAAATTCTTCATGGTTTAAAAATTTAGGAAGTTCGTACGCTTTAATGATACTATCTATTCGGTAATCGCTTAGCGATTACCTTTATCGAACGAAGTGAGATAATATCCAAATATACTACTTACGATATGATATATGAATAGCTATATATACGCAGATAAATATATAGATATATATACGTAGTATATTATATATCTATATATTTCAAGGCACCTCAGAAACTTATATATAAGACTTTATATATAAAGCTGAAACTCATGGTTTCTTGGTATTTGCCTTTTTGAGGCATTTTTTGAACCAAATACCTATTTCCCCTACTGCCCCTTTGGCAATTGTATACCTTGCCTTGTTAAGCCAATAATGGTAATCCTTAAAATCACCTTCGAAGGTATTACTATTTTTGTGAAGGTAAACTTTGAATTTATCAGGGAATCCCATAATTGCCTTGAAGTCTTCAATTCCCAAGGGGTAGCCATCTGGTCTAAATTGCCTATCTGCAGGTCTTAGAGTTAAAGGTGGTTTATCATACTCCAATCTATACACTCCTGGAAGAGTACTCATCTTTGCAGTTTTGATAGGCCACTTCTTTTCATCCTTGAAATCTCTAACCCAGAGCCTATGTATCTTTGCTACAGTAAGATTTTTCTTCTCAGGGAGCTTTCGATAGTCATACATTGCCAGAGTTTTACTCATAAACGGAATCTGGTTAGTATTATTTTTCTGAGAGAATGTGAGTGGTTTAAGTAAATTTCTAGTAGTTGTTGGAGTTTTTACTTGGAATATTTCATCAAAAGCATTCAAGTATTTCTTACCGGTCTTTTTATGTACTCCAATGATAAGTAATCTCTTTCGTGATAACTGTGAGTTACCGTAGTCAGAAACGCTTCTTTCGTGAAAAATAAGTTTATAGTCTTCAAGAGTTTTTTGAAGATATTCTTTTGGGAGCAAAGATAGCAAACGAGGTAAGTTTTCAATAAGAAATATCTTAGGTTTATAATGTAAGATTGATTGAATTACTAGATTCAGGGATTTATTCTCTTGGGGATTGCCCAATTCTTTTACTTTTGAAAGCCTCATAATAGAAGATGCTCCACAGTCTGGACTTGAAAGTATGATGTCTGGCTTACAATCTGGGAAGGTTTCATCTTTATAATATGGTATACCACCAAAGTTCAATTTCCACTGCTCTAAGCCTTTAGTATAAAATACTCCTCGAGTTTCTATATTAGCTATCAAATTCTTTCTAAAAGGGAACAAAAGGATGCCTGCACCAGCAGACACCCCTAATACTTTTAATTTTTTCATTTCTTGTAGCTTCTCAATTTAATGTACTTAATCCAAGCAAATGGCTTACGGTCTTCTAAGTAACTCAGATTCTTATCATTATTGTGGGCTTCTTCTTCGAAACTTACATCATGATATCTTTCATTCTGTTTATTCCACTTGGCAAAGCACAATATGATGAAATATTCGATGATATACCAAAGGTAGAAGAATCCAAAAGTCAGAGCCACTACCCACCAAAAGGATATACCAAATGATAACCAGAGTATGATACCAAGTATCAAACCCGCTATACTACACTCAATCTGCTGTATCTGATGAATACACTCATGATTGATATCATCAGGTTTACACTCTTCTACTTTGTGTTTGAAGAATGAGTTATACACCAGAGTAATTGCTTTGTAACTGGGGAAAAGAAATACTTTTGCTACCCAGCTGTTAAAGTGACATCTTTTCATAACTTATCTTTGAAATTTTCGTAAGCATTTCTTAGTTTTTGATCATAGGCATTCTGGGCATACCCGGGACCATTGTACTTCTTAGCGAAACCTGCCCAGTCCTTTTCTTTGAGATTCTTCAAACAACCAGAGTTATTCATGAAATAATACATGAGTTCCAATTGTTTCTCATGAGATTCAGACATCTTGTGAACAAATTCGAAGACATCTTTACATTCACAGAGGTTGTGATTGAACCCACAAATCTGGAACATACCCCAACTTGCAGACTTCAATGCACATTCTTCGTCAATTTCTTTGGCTAATTCGAGTCTTTTGTACTCGTGTACACCTCCCAAGTACTTCGATTTATCCCATTTAGGGAAGAAAATCGTAGAATATCTCTTACAAAGGTAAGCTAAATCTCTGTCTGGGAATTTCTTATGTACTTCTTTGTACATAATGTGACCCTCAAAGAGAATTTGAGGCCTACCATCAGCTAAAAACCCATCTCTACCTGCTGCTTCTACCAATTGAACAGCCTTCAATAGGGCAGGTTCTAAACCTAAGCGAATAGCAAGGTCTTTAATCATTTCATTTGTTAGTTTATCCATAACTTATCAGTTTTAATGGTTCAATTTTAGTAACAAAAGTATTGCTTATAACCCATTTTTAGGATGTTTCGAGGTTCTATTATCATATATAACTTATAAAATAATGCAATATGGACAAGAAAAATGAGTGCCAGATATGTGGCAAACCAATTAATTTAGAGGAATTTGATGAAACTCGGGAAATTCCTCAACTTATGGCAAGAAAACAAGTCTGTTTTCAATGTGCTTTCTGGTTTAATAGATTAGCTTATGATAAAGAGCTTGAGAAAGAGGGTAAAATTGCGGTAATTACTCCCGATTATTCCCATTGGATAACTAGAATACCGGGAAGTATTTTAATGGTACCTTCTGCTTTTGGGGGAATTTACCAAACTAAACTCCAACCAGTCAACACTCTTGGTGTTATAGATGAAGATAAAGAGAAACTTTTCATCATCCGTTATAATAACATCACTCACCAGGGCACTATACCGGAGCATCTAAGAGATGCTTTTAAAGTAAACGGAATATTTCTATCTCCACAGGAATACAAAATGCTAGAGGATTACCGGGGCAATGCCTATGAATTTATAAAAAATAAAATAGATAATGCAATAAATAAAGAATAATTTCGTATATTTGCATAAAGAAAATTTCTAAATAAAATAGATATGAAAAAAGAAAAGAAAGAAGCTAAAAAGCTCAAAGAAGGTGATGAAGTTATCTTCGTATTATCAGGAAGACCCATCACAGAGAAAGTAACAGTAGAATCCATCGATAAGAAAGGTGGATTTGCAATGCTCAGTAACCGGGTAAAAGTTGCAAGAACTCTCGGTCCTGATAATACATATCCAAGGTTGGATGGGCAAAAAGGAGATGTTCTTCCTCTCACAGAAGAACATGAGAAAGTCTACCTTGCATATAAGGCTTATTTCTCGATTAAGAGAAACATAGAGTTCCTTGACAAGGAAATGAAAAGTATGAAAGATACCGATGCTTTTGATATGATGATTGATTTCGATAAGAAGCTTACCAAGATTATTAACAAATACCTCAAAGAACAATGACTACTGTATTAGCAATAATTTATTTGGTATGCTTACCGTTCACTGTATTTTTTGTAAGGGCTTGCTTGGATTATTTACCCTATACTCACAAAATACACTCTCTCGTTTTATTCATCTCGGTATGGATAGTATTACCTCTATTTCCGATTTATCTATTAATCAGATACATAAAATACAAATTACTATGAGATACTTTTTTGACAGAGATGGTAATTATGCTGGGTCATCAATGCAAGGGTGGGAGATTCTTCTCCTACTCTTGTTCCCAGTTGCTCTAATAATCTTCCTCGTATTCTTACCATTCTATGTATTTCATAAATACAGTTCTAGAGAAGAGGATAAAAAATACGAGGAAGAACATCCAGAAATACTAAAAGTAGATTCTTATATTACTTGCTGGTATCCCTGGCATAGGTATTCTGTTGCATATACACTGGCTCTTATATTCTGGGTAATTGCTTTTATAATGGGAACATTAGGTTAATCTCAATATAAGTCTTAGGTTGGAGCTCCCCAATAAAAGTTCAAATCTAATGGATATTTTTTAGTGGGGTTAAAACTACTGGAGAGTATAAGAGTACCACTACTAACAGAGGGAGTTGAAACTTTTGTAAGAGTATAGGAACCCAATCCAGTTGTTTTTGTTGTAAAGTATGAATTATCCGGTAAATTGTAGTTAGGGCTAAAAGCATTACCATCTTTATCAAGGCAGGACCAAGACAGTATGTCAAAATCATTTCCCGGGTACATATTAGATATGTAGACATTAATCATATGTCTATTTTGATTTACTATCCAATTCTTATATCTGGTACCATCGACCATTGACCCATCTTCACCACTAATATTGGTACTAACCGTGAAAAACGCATCCATATTGACTCCTGAGAGGAGATTTGAGGTGAAACGTATTTCCCAATATTCTTTTTCTTCGGGAGTAGTAAGGTGTAGATTTATCTTATTGCCAGATTCATTTTGTGTAAGTATACAAAGCCCAGAAGTACCGTCATCTTGTGCAGTAATCTGAATCTCATTGTTACTCTTGTCTTCCTCCAGAATATAGTCCGGGGTATTGATGCTAGCAGAATAACCAACTTCAATAACTCCGGACAATTTGCCATTTACATACTTACGCTTTTGAGATTGTATTGTCCATCTCTCAGAGCTTCCCTGTCTTATTTCTGCATATACGTCTTGGGTAGATCTCTCCCCCCCCTAATTTAAGAACTTTATTTTCCATAATGTATAATGTTTTTAGATTGATACTGTTCCTCCTGCACTTGGTACTATAAATGACCCCTCTGATATCCAGGTAGCACCTGATTTAGTATATACACCTACTTTATCTCCAGTAGTACATTCTATTCGAGAACCAGGTTCTGAGTCATTGGCATAGAATGGAATCTTCATAGTAGTAGTACCAGTTGCTGAGAGACCTTGTATATACATCTGACCTGAAGATGATGTATTCTGTGGCCTAGCTCCTCCGCCAAAGAGATAGTAGCCTGTATCTGTGGGCAATCCAGAGAGAGTGAATGTTGAAGCCTTTTGTGGCTTCTGAGTTACTGTGAGATTGATTTTGTTATTAGACTCATTTTGGGTAAATGTCAGAGTAGTAGACCTTGAGGACCCAGTATTTTCTGAATAGTTAATTTTTACATCTAAGTAACCATCTCCAACGGTAACTCCTCCCCAAATAGCCCAACTTACGGAGGCTGAGCCCAAAGTACAAGAGGGTGTAGAGGTTGAAACTACTTTGCCATTTACCAGTTTCCTTTTGAGGGAAGTGATACGGTAGGTTACAGTACCACCTTTTGAAGATACAGTATCTGTACCTGTATCTGTAATTGCACGTGCTAGTTTGAATAATGTTTTTTCTTCCATATCTTTATAAGTTTTTGGTTTATAGAAAGAACTTTGATATTGTAATCTACCAGGGGGATAAGGTGGATGAGAGCCAGGGATGTTTTATTCTCTGGTTTCTTTGTGTGTTATGTGGGCATGTGTGTGGTGTGGGATATCTGGGCATGCCCTTATCACGAAGAGTGATTTTTGTGGGGTAGTAAAATATGTAATTTGCCTTCAAGGTACCCCTTAATGCGAAAGCTTCGAAAGTTGTGGTACTAAAAGGGGAGTACGGTTACGTTAAATTTAACATTTGTAAATAAAAAGTAAGGGACAAACATTTTTATTTGTCCCTTTGCTTTCTTTCAATCTTTAAATGTTTCGTTATTGTCTTTCAAAATTTCTTTTGTGTCTTTATAGCATTGAATAACTAAATAAATTATTCCAACAAATAAAAATATATTTAATATCATAACTTTTATTTTTTAAGTGAGTAGGGAAATATTTCCCTACTCCGATTTTCTTTTATTTCAAAGAATTTTTCACGATTTCAATCCCTTTTATTAGAATCGCTTTCTTTTCTTCTTTTGTATTCTCACTTGCAATTGAAGAAAAAGAAAAATCGTTTATTACATAGACCTGTTTGTAAAAGTCTATAAAGCCGTCAATTAGTTTTTTATCTGCATTGTTTGCAATCGTTGAAAGAAAATTGAAAGTTACGTTTCTGAACTTTTTGCGTAACGATTTGATTTGCTTTTCGTTTGCACCCTCAAAAAGTTCTTTTTTGTAAATTTCTGTTTTTGTCCCTAAAGATGTTTTGAAAAGTCCCGCATTTTTTTCTTTTACGCTTTTCAATACGTCTAAAGCAATTAAACTATTTGCTTTTGCGTTTGCACTTGCTTTTTCTACATTCACGTTATTAATTTGCTTTTTCATAATAAAAACGCTTGAATATTTTATTATTATTATTTTATAACCTTTTTGATAGATATTCAAGACTTATTAAACTATCTAATAAGGTTTGTTTCATTTCTGTATTGCAAAGATAAGAACTATTTTTTAATTAGCAAAATTTTTAAAGAAATAATTTCTTAAAAAGTTTTAATTAAAAATTCATTCAAATATCGCTTTGTTTTTCTCACATTGCAAAGATACGAACTTTATTTTAATCTACAAACATTTTCAAGAAAAATTTTTGAGAAAATGAATAATTTTATTTTCAAAATTATTTTTGTGAAAAATTCATAAAATAGAAAATATTGTGCACTTAATATTTGCACTTAATTTTGGGGGTTCACAAGGGTAATCTTCGCACGCCTTGTAGTGGGCATATATGATATGTATAAGGATATTCTTATATGGCCTATGCCTGTCCTCTTGAGAGTGTATTATATACCTGTATATTGAAGGCCATTAATGGACTAAGGTGATAAAGAATTAAGGCCCATTAGCTATATCCCTATTATTGCCCTCTATAAACCTATTAGGTCCCAATTCAATAAGGCCATATAGGGACTATGGTAAGCCTATGGGGATTAAGATAGCCTATAAGGGCTTACTAAGTTAGCGTAAGTAAAAACCCAGGTACCTAAGTTAGGCCTGGGGCAATGTGTTAGTATTCGCAAAATTCTCGTTCAAGGTAAATGTTGAAATCCTTGAAAAGTTTTATACCGGGTATAGGACCATCCTTTTCGTCCCAAATCTCGAATTCGATAAATTGGGTCTCATAGCCTTCTATATCTGAAATAGAGAGAAGATAGTTCTGGCTTGGGTCAAATTCTTCAAGGAAAACTTCGATAGTAGCCTTAATCCTAATAGGGTGAGTATTAGTAATGCCTTTAATGATGTTAGTTAATCGGTTTGATAATTCTTCTGTGTTCATAGGTAATGGGTTTTAAGTGATTATTATTTTATTTTCTTACTGCAAATATAAATATAATATATTATATATGCAATATCCTTAATTGCCTTCGTAGGTTATTAAGGGCCTTGAATTATATTTGCCTAAATCCTCGGGGCCATGAATGGAGATTGCCATTTACCTTCCCTACCTATAACTAATATTATATAATACCTAATGGCTCTCGGTAATCTAGGTACCTCTAAATCACAAAATTGTCCTAGAATACAAAAGTTAATGCTAATATAAATACTAAGCAAATTACTTACAGAGTTACTAGGAATATTGCCTAAATATTA